GCGTCGAGGACGTCGTCGCCTTCAGGCACGGCCGCACTCGGAGCATCGGGCGCGCTTCGGGTCGGGCGGGAGCCGGTCGAGGGAGACGCCTCGATGCAACGCCGCCCACCCCTTCGGCGCGTTCTCGATCGGGAGCCACCGGATCCGGCGTTCGACCTCGTGCCCACATTCGAGCGTCAGGTACCACCAATGGAACTTGATCGGAGCGAAGATCGAGCCGCCGCCGCGGGCGACCGCCTTCGTGACCTTCCGCCACGGGTCCGTCGGGCGGGTGCCGTCGTCCACGTCAGACCTTGTACGGGACGAGCGGCGCCGCGTTCGGGAGCCGGGACGGGTGGCACGGTGCGAGGCGTTCCGTGTGCCCGAGGCACCACACGTCGCCGATCTTGCGTAGAGCGTCGAGCACCTCGTACGGGCGGGCGCGGAGCCCTCGGGGGATCGAGCCGCCCCATGCGACGACGATCAGGTCGGCGACCGCCGCGGCGTCGCGGATGTGCCAGTCGTTGTTCGGGCCGATCGGGTCGTCGTGGTAGCGGAGCGCCTGCGGGTCGCGCGAGCGGAGACCGAAGAGGTTCACGACGTCGAGGCGGTCGAACCCTTCACGGCGGGTGAAGTAGCGGCACCGGCGGATCGTCTGATCGTCGAGCGTGGCGTCGGCCGTGGACGGGTTCAGCATCACGAAGAGCACCCGGCCGTTCGGCGCGCTCTCCGGGCCGCGCCAGAGGCGGTACCGGTACGGTCCGTCGAAGATCGCTCCGCCTTCCGGAGCGGTCAGGGTCGGGCTCATGCCCACTCGGGCGGGTAGACGGGCGCGTAGATCCACCACGACCGGTCGACGGGATCCGGATACGGGCCGCACCCGCACGGGTGCATGTGGAAGTCGGTCGTCGAGTAGTAGCCGGGCTCGATCGCCCACGTGGTCGCCGTGACGGCGTCGATCTTCCGCCCGCACCGGCCGCACCATCCGGCGAACCCCGGCGGCGCGTCCTCGGCGATCTCGTAGAGGTTGCGGCTCACCACGCGACCGACTTCGCTCGGAGGACGAGGATCCGCTCGAACGGGACGCGGGCGTCGCCGTTCTCGCCGTTCCGGTTCCCTCGGACCGCGACCCGGCGGACCTCTTCGAGGCGGGCGCCGAGGCGGAGCCACGCGTTCAGGTGCCACTCGACGACGGCCCGCTCCCGGTGGTCTCGGACGTGGTTCTTGACGTTCACGACGACGAGCGCGCCGGGAGCGAGCGCGTCGTTCGCCACCGTCCACGCCGCCTCGTGAAAGTCGCGGTACGCCTTCCCCCACTGAAGGACCGTGCTCGCGCCCGGCGACGGGTCACGGCCGAGGACGTGCTTGTACGTGTTCCGCTTCGAGAGCCCCGAGCCGCCGCACGCCCGGCACGGGATCGGCCCGGACCGAGCGAGAGGAGGCGCCTCCCCGCTCCCGCCACACGGCTTACACGCGTCCTTCGGGTCGTGGTTGTCGGCCATGCGGTTCCCGTACGCCGGGCTCGTGACGAGGACACCGACGGAGGCGGGACGGAGCGGCGGGCGGAGCGCGTCGCCCTGCATCGACCCGTCGGCGCCCGACACCCACGGCCACTCGATCTCGGTCCCCGCTACCGGGCGGGGTTCGACGGCGGCGGCGAGGCGGCCGAGGTCGGGACCTGCGAACGGGTCGAAGACGAGCGCGTCGTCGGGGACCTCATGCTCGAAGAGGAGATCCTCGATCTCGTCGAGGATGCTCTGCGTCCACTTCGCCGGATGCGGCGCGGTGTCCTTCACGGTCGGTTCTCCCGGTAGGAGCGGACGAAGGCGGCGTCGAGGAGGAGCACGAGCGTCGGCTCGGCCCACGCGCCGTGGCCGCGCGGGTTGCGGGACATGGCCGAGCGGTCGTGACCCCGAGGAGGGATCACGACCGCCCACGTCGTCGTCTGCTCGACGGCTTCGGCAAGAGCGGCACCGGTGAACACTTGCGGCGCGCTCACTCGTCCTCGACCACTTCGGGATCGTCGTCGTCCTCGTCGGGTTCGGTGAGGAAGTCCACGACGTCGGTCCACCGGTTCGAGGTCTCGGTGAGCAGGATCCGGTGACGCTCCTCGATCGCCTCCTGCTCGAAGTAGAGGACGTCGTCGCGGAGATCGAGGACGTGTTCCTCGATCAGAGCATCGAGGGTCGACGGGTCGAGAGCGTCAAGCTCCCACGACTCCTCGCCGTACTCGGCCTCGTAGGACTCGAAGCGCGAGTCGGTCGTCTTCGCCGGGTTCGGCGGCGGCTCGTACTCCTCGATCTGATCCATGTTGAGCGCGATTCGCTCGACGACGAATGGGAACGTCGCCGACGTCCGCTCGGCCATCGCGTCCCAAATCTTCGAGGTCAGGACCGAGTCGCCCTCGAAGTCCGAGACGTGCCGGTTGAGGTAGTCCTGCGTGAGGAACGTCCCGATCCGCTCGCGGATGTCGCGGGTCATGTCGATGCCACTCGGGTCGTGGTCGCCGAGGTGCAGGATCACGACGTTCTGCCCGGCCTCGATGTAGCGGCCGAGGCGTTGTGCGGCGCCCCACTGCTCGGACTGCGACACGTAGCCGCGGCACGAGAAGTACGAGACGTCGTGGCGTTCGGCGACCTGCTCGACGACACCGGCGAGCGCTTCCTTCTCGACCCACACCTCGACGCGCGTCGGCTGGTCCGACCACTTGTCGCGGGCGTAGGAGTTCGCGGCGCCCCGGATGATCGACGCCGGGCTCGACCAGTGGCCGAGCGTCTGCACGTTCCGGGTCCGGTCGACGATGTAGTCCCAATCCATGAGCCCGGCCATGCGTGCCTTGTTCACGACGTCGCCGAGGCGCTTGTAGGAGCGCTGCGAGTTCGGGATCCATCCCCGCGCGACGAACTGGTAATACAACTGGCGGAGCGTCAGGTCGTAGCCCTGTTGGCGGTAGTCGGCGCAGACGGCGTTCGCCTTCGCGACCATGTCGAGCGCGTCGCCGCGCGGGGTCCACTTCTCGTACGCGATGCGTGCCACGTCAGTCCACGAATCCGGGGTGAGGCGGAGCGCTCGGGCGCCGCGCTGCGATGCCCTGAGCGTCCGTGAAGGCGAGGACGCGGCGGCCGTGGCGGCAGAAGGCGGGAGCGCCGACGTCGCCGCGCTCACGCTCGATCTGAGCGCCTCTCGGGCACGGGCAGACGAGACGGCCGGGAAGGACCGTCACGAACCACCACACGCCGGGTTGCGACTCGGAGGCGACGAGGTAGCCGCCGCGCTCGGTCGCCGGAATCACGTCGTCGACGTCGACGGCGCTCACGAGAGCTTCCCCGAGATCTCGACGAGCGCCGAGGCGAGCGTCTCGGCGGCGTCCTTCACGGTCTCGCGGGCGTCGGCGCGCTCGTCGGCGCCGTCACGGCCCGGCTCGGCGTTCTCGTAGGAGTCGACCGCGTCGACGATCTCGTTCGCCGCTCCGACCGCCGTTTCGAGGTGGTCGATCAGGTCGGACAGGTCGTCGCGGATCTCGACCATCTTCGGGAGCTTCGGGGTCTCGACGTCGGCGAGGGACTGCACGCGGACGGTGAGCGGCTTCTGCGCCACGATGCGGCCGGTCATCGGAGGTCCGTCGCTTCCCGATAGGACTCGACGCGCTCGACGAGGAGCGTCACGTCGCACGGTGCGCCCGCCTCGAACGCGTTCACGAAGTCGATCGCCGCGGCGAGGACCGCCTGCGCGGTGTAGTGCACGACGACCTCTCGTGCGATCTCGGCGCCGACGGTGTCGAGGTCGACGACTTCCTCGCCGTCGACGGTGGTCGTGACGTGCTCGCCGTTGGCTTGCTGCCAGTCGGTGAAGCCGTCGAAGGGACGGAGTTTCGGCATGGTGGTCTCCTTGGGATGGGGTGCCGACACGAAGTGTAGCCGAAGTCGGCTACGGATGTGTAGACGCGGAGCGGGCGGCCGTCCCGTAGGACGACCGCCCGTGCCTGCCGATGCCTCGCCTGCGAGACGCTACCCGATCGGGCACCGGTGGGTCGCGCTCACGATCCCCGTGCGGGCCGAGCGGGCGCCTTCGGTTCCGCACCTCGGGCACGACGTCGACGGCGCCTCTGCGGGCACGAGGACGGGCACCGGCGCCACCGCGGCGGGAGCGGCGGCCGACTCGACCTCGGCCCGCATGAGCGACGAGATCGCGCCGCATCCGGTCACGTCGAGTTCGCGGCGGGCGCGGGTCGCTGCGACGTACAGGAGCCGCCACTCGCCGTCGGAGACGTCCTTCTCGTCGGGGTCGGGGAAGTCCCCGGCCAGTTGCACCCGGTCCCACTCGCGGCCCTTCGCCTTGTGGGCGGTCGAGAGGACGACGTCGGCGTCGCGCTCGGCGGGCATCCGCGAGAGCGTGTCGATCACGACGTCGGGGTCGTTGTCGTCCATGAGGTCGACGAGGAGCTTCAGGTCCGAGCCCTGCGGGTCGTTCGACACGTAGTCCTGAACCTCGCCCCACGTCTCGAAGCACGACAGGTCGGGGTGGTAGGTGCGGGTCTGCGCCTTCAGGTCGCGGGCCGCTCGGGCGAACGACAGGACGTCCTCGCCGCCGCCGATGAGGTGGACCCGCTTCCCGCTCTTCGTGAGGCGGAGGAGCGTCGACGTCGCCGAAGCGTTCGTGCGGGACAGGATCACGTCGGGCTCGTCGATCGGGGTCACCGACGACGACACCCGGTCGGTGCCGGTGAGGCGGAGTTCGGCGTTCAGGGTCCCGAGGATCAGGTTCGCGACGTCGGCGATCGGTTGGCCGAACCGGAACGACTGCGTGAGGAACGCGCGGTTCGTGGCGGCCACGTTCGCGAGAGCGTTCACGGCGCCCGTGAACTCGTAGATCTGCTGCTGCGAGTCGCCGACGAACACGAGTTGCGCGTGATGCTGCTCGGCGGCGATCGCGAGCATGACCGGCGAGAGATCCTGCGCCTCGTCGATCAGGAGGAAGTCGGCGTGGATCGTGGGCCGGTCAAGCTGCCACGCCTTCAGGTAGTGCTCGTGCTTGTACGGGAGGCGGCCGCCCTTGTCGGTCAGGTCCCGCCACATCTGCGGCAGGAGCGGCGCGAGCATCCGGCGCACCTCGTCGTTGTTCTTCCACGTCCGCTTCCCGGCCTCGGTCGGGAGGTCGATCCCCTCGACGTACGGGACGTGGCGCTCGCCGGGCACGTCGTCGGCGGTCTGGCAGAACGTGGTGATCGCCCGCATCGCGAGCCCGGCGAGGTACGACGGCTGGAGAACCTTCGTCTGCGAGCCGTGCCGCACGACGAGGGACTGCCGGTCGATCCCGATGATCTTCGCGATCTCCTGCGACTTCATGCGGTGGGCGTCGAGGCGGTGCTTCATGTTCCGGCCGACGGCCCGGAAGGCGAGCGAGTGGGCGGTCGAGCACGCCACGTTGCCGGGCATCTTCGACCCGGCCTCGGTCACTATCGCCTTGTTAAACGCGAGGTACTGACCGCGGGCGGTCGTCGAGTTCCCGAGCAACTGAAGGGTGCTCGTCTTCCCGGCACCGGCGCCCGCCTCGATCGCGAGGGACTGCCCGGTGCGGAACAGGTCGAGCGCCGTCGCCTGCTCGTCGGTGGGGGTGAAGGTCATGGTGTCGGCTCCTTGGGAATGGGTTGACGCCCCGAAGCGTACCACCATTCCGAAGCCGACTACGGGACCTCTACCCGATCCTCGTCGGACTCGCGCACCTCTGCACGACGACGCCGACGCCTGTCGAGTATCCGCACGGTCATGCACTCGTGTTCGACTTCCGACGGATCCGTACTCATGCGGTGCCGAGCCCGGCGGCGATCTCGTCGAGCGGGACGATCAGGACCGAGACCCCGTTCACGGCGCACTCCGTCGCCACGTCGGCCGCCTCGAACGCCCCGACGACCTCGCCGCGCCCGTCGTAGATCACGAGGACACCCGAGGCGAGATCGGCGGGCGCGGCGGCCCGGAGCCCCTCGATCCCCTGCGTGACGATCGGCGAGTGAAGCTCGATCCCCCGGCGGCGGGCGAACGCGACGAAGCGGACGACGACCACGTCGACGAACGAGAAGCGCCGCGACGAACCCGAGCCCTCCGCTTCGGCGAGAGAGGACGACACGACCCGCTGGCGGAGCCACCAATCGAGTTCCCGCATGGTGACGCCCGCGGCGGTGAGTACCTGCTGCGTGCGGTATCCGGTCAACGTGCCCGAGCCCATCGTGTGTACGTCCTCTCTCGCCGAGTGTACGGCGGTAATGCAGTCGGAGCGCTAGCCCTTTCGGAGCGTGGCGTGCACCGCCGCGTCCGTGATCCCGCACCGGTCGGCGATCTTCTGAGCGGTCACGCCCGCCTTGCGGAGTCGGGCGAACACGATCCGCCGGTCCCCCTTCGCCTCCTCTAGCTCGGCTTCGAGGCGGCGGAGACGCGCCGTGAGCGACGCCGCCTGATCGAGGTCGGCGTCGATCTTTCTCTGCTGCGCCGGGGTCGGTCCCCGGCGCGGCTCACTCTTCGCCGCCACCGTCGCCGCCCTCCGTGCCGGTCGGTTCGAGCGCGTCGTCGAGGCGCTGGATCCCGGCGGCCCGTTCCTCTTCGAGGGACGCCGCGAGACGGAACTCGTGCAGGCGGGCGTCGGCCTCCTTCAGGAGCGGCTCGGCGACCTCGACCGGGATCGAGGCGACCTCGATCGCGTCGGCGATGTGCATCCGGGTCAGGTCGTCCTGATCGGGGTGCTTGCGGTTCTCGGCGGGGTGGGCGACGTCGACGACGACCGCCTTCACGACGAGGTAGATCTCGTCGCCCGGCCAGTACGCGACCGGCTCGAACGCGAGCGCCTCGGACAAGCCGTCGCCGGTCTTCCGGACGGTGAGCCCGGCTTTCCGCACGTTCCGCTTGCCGAACTTCGGGAGCTTCGCCATGTTCAGGTTCCTGCTTTCTGTTGGCCGAGGAGCACGTCTCGCGCCTCGGAGATCTTGCGGAACACGTCGGCCGAGCCGCCGGTGTCCGGGTGGTTCCGCTTCGCCGCGATCCGGTAGGCGATCGCTACGAAGTCGGGGTCGGTGAGTACCTCGGCGAGCGCCGACGTCGGCATGTCGGCGCCGACGAGGAGGATCCGGGCGGCCTCGTCTCGGGTCATGGGTTGCGGCGGGCCGAGCGGCGTGCCCGCGCCGAGTTGCTTCCACCCGGCGTACTGCTCGCCGCGCTCGGCGATCCCGTACCGCTCGACGGTGCGGAGCGATTCGAGTCCCTTCGCCACCGCTCGGAGGTTGTGCTTCCACGACGCCTTCGGACCGGTGCCCGTGTAGCCGCGGGCCGTGAACCGGTCGGTCCAGTAGCGGAGCGGGCCGAGCTTCGACTCGAACGAGAGGATCACGCCGGGATGGTCGGGCTCGCGGGCGTCGCCGCGGATCTCGCCGCTCGCACGGAACGAGCGCTCGGGGAGAGCGACCTGCACGACCGCCTCGTCGCGCACGCCGAGGAAGTGAAGCTCCCGGTCGAGGAGGTCGAGCGTGTCGCGCCAGTCCGCCGAGAACGGCGAGTAGTCGCGCTCGGCGGTCAACGTGCCCGGCCACGACTCGATCGGCCGGAAGACGAGGCGGGTCACCGGAGTCGCCGCGTGAGCATGACCGCGAGCATGCGGAGCGCGTCCTCCTCCGGAGCGCCCTTCACGACGTCGGCGAGGAGGCGCAGAGCGACGTCGGCCGCCTCGACCGGTTCGAGCGTCACGGGCCGCGGCTTGCGGCGTGTGTCGTCGACGATCATCACGAGCGGGCGGTGCCCGACGGGCGTGTCGGCGCACCCGACGACGATCATGCCCTGACCGTTCGAGGCGAACTTCTGGATCGACCACGAGCGCTCGGGCTCGGGAGACTGCGGCATGGGTTCGGCTCCTTGGGAGAGGTGAGGCTTAGCCGGGTAGCGTAGCCGACCTAGTCGTCGGTCGGGTAGACCTTCGAGCGCCAGATCCGCACCGGGCGGGCGTGGCACTCGGGCCGGTCCGACGGGCGGTACCTCTCGGTCGGCGTCGCGACCTCCTTCGCCCGCTTCGTCCGCATGACCGCGCCGAGCGCTCTCGGCTCGTGTGTCGTGACCGAGCACGCTTCGAGCCACGTCCACACGTCGTCGGTCGTGAACTCCTCGTGGGCGGTAGCTACGGCCACGACGGCGAGGACGGCGAGGCGCGCCCACGTCGGGTCGGCCGCGGCGGCGACCTGAGCGATCGACGCGTCGGCGGCCGCGCGCCCGGCGTCGACCGAGCGCGGCTTCGCCCGCTTCGTCGGCTCGACGTACTGGCGCTCCGGTTCGGGCGGGTCGAGATCAAAGAGCGTCATCGCCGCATCCGATCGTTCCGGCGTCGCGTCGACGCGAGGGTCTCGTGATCGGCGAGCGACGAGATCGAGACGTGCGCTCCCGCGATCTCGTCCGCCTCGGCGAACCGCTTCCGGGTGAGGTGCTGCACGACGAGAGAGTCGTCGCGGAGGAGCTTCCCGTCGACGAGCCCGTCGTAGAGCGCCCGTTCGAGCTTGTCGAGGTCGGGCTGCACGTACCGCCAGTGGCGGTCGGGGTTCGACGCGGTCGGCGTGAACACGAACGAGATCTCGACCTGCACCGGGTCGCCGATCGGGGAGCGGCCCTCGTCGCGCCACGCCTTCTCGGCGGCCGCCTTGACCGACTTCCGCCACGGGCGGAGCGTCTTCGAGTTGTCGTCGATCACGACCGGGCGGCGAGCGTTCTTCGGGAGGACCGCTATCTTCGAGCCCTGCTGCACGGGCTCGCCCTCGATCACGAGCGACACGAGGAACTCACTCACCGCCCACGTGCCGATCGACCTCGACGGGACGGCGGACCTCGTACGGGTACCGTCGCTGGTCGACCCACCCGGTCGGGAGGAAGAACCCCCACGGGCGCGCCTTGCGGCCACGGAGGACAACGGTCCACGTGCCCGGCTCTGTCGCCGTGATCCGGTGAGCGACCCCGAACGGCATCGCGTGTATCGACCACCGTCGCCACGTTCGGCGCTCGCCTCTCGGGTACCGAGCGGTACCGGCGGGACGGGTGCGGTCGAAGATCTCGCCGGTGCGCGCCCACTCCTGAGCGTCTCGCGCCTCGCACCATTCCTCGGTGTAGCCGCCCCGGACGATCAGGGTCACGAACTGCCAAGGATGATCGTGCACGTCGATGCCGGGATCCGGCCCGGCGAGGTTGTGCACGTACACGCCGACGCGCCCGAAGTCCACGCCGAAGCGGTCGAGGAAGACGCGCCCGCCGTGCACGAGGCGGAGACGGTGCAGGTCGCGGAGACGATCGAGGACAGTCACGCCGGGTACTCGCGGATCCGGAGGTCGGCGGGCCACGCCTCGGGGTGCTTGTGGTCAGGACCCCACGCGATCCCGAGTTGCTTCACGAAGAGCGGGACGCCCTCGTCGGAGCATTGGTCGCGGAGATCTCGGATCCACCCGAGGTCGAGCGGCCGCGCGCCGTGGCCCGACTCGCCGCCGACGATGATCCAGTCGAGCCCCTTCACGGTGACACCGTCGACCGGCCCGAGGAGAGGCTCGATCGACAGGAACCGGACGGCGGCCGCGGTCTCGCGCAGACGGTCGGCGCGCCACGCGAACTCGTTCGACTCGACCGACGTCCCGAGGTGCACGTTCGGCGCCGGGATGCCCGAGTTCACGAGGTCCCACAAGCCGGGCACGATCCCGAGTTCGTGACCGCCGTCGACCTCCTCGGGCGTAGCGAGCCGATCGTGCGTGAGCTTCGCCATGCGCGCCGGGCGCTTCGTGAGGACTTGGAACGTGTGCCGCTCGGCGCGGGCCATGACGTCGAAGACCTTCTCGATGAACGCTCGCGAGACGTCCGGGTGGAAGAGGTCCGACATTGAGTTGACGAACACTTTCCGCGGCTTCTGCCACCGGAGCGGGACGTCGAGGCGTTCGGGTAGCTCACGGACGACGCCGGTCCAGTCGCCGTCGGCGATCGTGCCCGCGTACGCGGCGAGGTGCTGAAGGCGTGCGCCGTCGCGGATCGCGTAACAGTGGTCGCACCCCGGCGAGACCTTCTCGCATCCGACGACCGGGTTCCACGTGGCGTCGGTCCATTCGATCCCGCTCTTGTCGGCCACCGTCTACGTCTCGGCGATCTGGCGGGTGAGCCCGTTCACCGCTTCGACGAGAGCGAGCGTGGCGTACACCCCGGCGCGGGCGTACACGTTCGCGACCTCCGACGGCGCCGGGCGCTGAGCGAGACCCATCGGGTCGGTGTCCGCCTGCTCCTCGACGTCGCGGACGTAGTCGAGGAGACGGAGCGCCGCCTCGTGCGGGTCGACGGTCGGGTCGTCGAAGACGGCGTCGGTCGTGTCGGTGTTCGGGTCGAGGGTCATTGGTCTCCTACTCCGTGGGCCGCCTCGCACCATTCGGCTTCGAGGCGTGATGCGTGGAAGTGGCCGAGCGCGCAGTACGCGTCCGGGTTGCTGCGGTAGAGCTTGCGGCGCTGAGCGAGGCGGTACTCGTCGCGCACGGCGAAGAACGCGAGAACGACCACGAGCGTCCCGTAGTAGGCGACCACGCCGCCCGCGACGATGACGACGAGATCCTCGAAGAACTGCATCACCGGTGCTTCGGTGTGTCGTTGTCGGCGGCCGCGAGCTTGTGTGCCCGCTCCTCGATGAGAACGGTCCGCTCGTGGGCGGTGAGCTTCACGCCGCGCTCGGCGGCCTCGGCGTCGACGTCAGCCGCGGCCCGCGCGACTTGCGACGGGTTCGGCTTCGGGGTTCGGTCCATGTGGTGCCTCCTTGGGAAGAGGAGACCACCCTACCCGAAGTCGGCTACGACGGACGTGATCCCCACCGGGCGAGTCCGAGCGCGACCGCCTCGCGGGGGTGCGTCGTGATCCAGTCGTGACACTGGCGGTCGACCGCGAGGACGTCATCGTCGGCGAGTCCCTGCGACGGGACGATCGGCGAGCCCTGCGATCGGCGGACGAGTTCGTGCACATCGGTCGACGGGCGAGGCGAGCACCCGAGACCGGGCACCCGAGCTTCGCACCACGGCCGCGCCCGGAGGATCCGCTCGACGAACTCGCGCCGCTCCTGCGCGATCGCTTCCCGCCTCTGCGACCGCGCCGGGATCCGCTTCGTCGACCGCTTCAGCGGCGACCGGGCGATCGGCTTCTGCGACCGCGCCAGAGGCGTGCGCCGCTCGATCGTCACCGACCGCACCTCGGCCACTGGCCGGGACCCGAGCGCGCGTAGAGCGCCTCGGCTCGGGCATCCTGTTCGGCGGGCGGCGCGTCGGCGGGATCCCCCACCCCGCCGACGCTCGCCCACGTCGCCCGCGAGAACTGGTAGCGGCCTCGATACGTCGGGTTCCGCCGGTCGGCGTAGCCGTTCGACTCGCACGCCCCGATCCGGGCGAGGTGCGCCCGGCACGCGTCGTCGCACGCTCCCGACGAGACGACCGTCCTGCGGGCCGAGCGGCTCGCTCGCGGCGGCGTGCGTCGAGGAGCGGGACGGGCGGCGGCGGCGAGGTAGCGCTCGATCTCGATCGAGCGGAGGTACACCCCGGCGGTGTAGTCGGGCTCGACCGGGCCGGGCGGCGTCGCGTCGAAGCGGAGCGGAGCGATCGTCTCGGGTTGTCCTGCCGATGCCGCGGTCGGCCGCTGCACGGAAGCCGCCGCGGCACCGGCGAGGAGGAGGACCGCCACGACAACGGCGGTCAGGGTGAACGGGGAACGGCGCACGGGCGATCTCCTAGAAGAGGGGGTCGAGGTCGACCGGCACGGCCCGCCCACGGATCGCCGACGTCACCTCCCGTCGGGTCTCCGCGCTGCCACGCACGAGGTCAACGCACTCGGAGCACTTGTGTCCCGAGGCTAGGTGACCTTCCGACCACCTGACGAACTGCACCGGCATACACCGCGAGCACGGCCGCACCGTCGGCGTCTGTCCGAAGCTCGGGTGACCGAGCGTCACCCACTGGTCGTCGCCGCACTCGCGGCACGGTCCTGCCTCGCCGTCGCCGAGTGAGTTCTCGGCCGCGAGGCGGCGGCCCTGCTCCTGCGCGGCGACGAGGAACTCGTGATGCGACGGCGGGAAGTCCTTCGTCTGCCGAAGGAACCTCACCGCCGAACGTGCCGAGTCGATCCCGATCGGAGCGAGCGTGTCCATCCACACGAGCCCTTGCGCCTCGTCGATCTCCCGGTTCGGCCACGTCGCCCGGATCTCCGCTAGTACCGCCTGCGCCTCAGCCGATCGCACGGGTCGGCTCCTCTCCGTCGTCGTCGAACTTGATCCCCGCCTCGCGGGCGAGGACGGCCGAGCGGGCGATCACGTCGTGCGCCTCGGTCATGGTCTGCTTCCCGCCGCGCCGCTTCGGTGTCGCCTCGGTCGGCGGTTCCTGCCAGTCCTGCCACGTCCGCTTCCGGAGCCACCGATGAGCGTCGGGCGGGAGAGTGGTCCCGAGGTCGACCTCGACCGACATGATCCGGGCGCCGCGCAGAGCGGCTCGCCGGTCCTCGATCGAGAGCTTGACCCACTGAGCGAGCGCGTCCGCCTTCCCGATCTTGCGGCCGTTGCGTGGCGGGTACGCGGGCCAGAAGTAGTCCTCGAACTGAGCGCGCGCGTCGCCGTCGGCGCGCGCGTCGTTCTTCCTCTCGCTCTTCTCTAGCTCTTTGGTATGAAGCAACAGGTCTCCCGTGTCCGGTAGAGGTGTCGCCGGTGTCCGGTTGACCTGCTCCGGATGTCCGGTAGACGTGGCGGACATGGTGTCCGGTAGACCCGCCCCCTCGAAGAGAACGTCGAGGTCGACGACGTAGCGATTCGACTGGCGCCCGCCGGTCGTCCAGCGCGGCTCGATCCGCACGAGTCCGACCTCGACGAAGACCTCGACGTGGCGTCGAACGGTCCGGGTCGTCTGCTCGGTTGCGTGGGCGAGAGCGTCCTGCGACGGCCAACATGACCACTCGCCGTCGTGGTCGCCGAGGTGCTCGACGAGCGCCATGAGGGTCGCCTTCGGCCCGGTTCCTCCCGCCCGGTAGCGGCGCGCCGCGGCGAGCAGGTCGTAGTGCGAGACGTGGTCTCGTCGGGTATCGTCCATGCGTTCTTCCCTTCGTCGTGGATCGGGACGGACTACGAGGACCGCAGGAGTCGAGCCCTGCGGTCCTCTTCGCGTCCCGAAGAGGAATCGCTCCGCACCGTAGCGCGGAGGGTCTACTGCTCGGCGGGATCCTTGCGGGCTTCGGCCCGGCGGCGGCAGTCGGTGGCGTTCACGCACCGGAGGTGACCGTTCACCTCGGCGACCTTCGTCCGCTTCGACCCGCAGAAGGCGCACTCGGGGTGGTCGGGCGCCTTCTCTCGGGCGTCGAGTACCTGCGTGGCGGTCGTGGCCGCCGCGGGCTTCACGGTCCCGCGGCCGTCGCATCCCCAACAGTCCGGGTCGATCCGGCCGTCGGGTCCGCCGAGGCACGCCGGGCACGGCACCTCGTCGTCCTCGTCGGTGCTCGGCGGGGGAGGTGGCGCAGATTCGGGCGGAGGCGGCCCGGATTCGCCTCCTGCGGCGCTCGGCGGCGTGGGCGCGGCATCCGGAGCCGACGGCTCCTGCGGGCTCTGAGGCGGCGTCGTGGCGTCGGGCGTCTTCTGCGCCGCCTGAAGCTCCTTCGCCTTGTCGAGCATGGCGACCCACTCGTCGTGCGTCGATGCCTCGTTCCCGATCTTGTAGCCCGCGGACTCGCGCCACTTCCGGAACGCGGCGACGTTCTCGGGGTTCAGGGTCCGGAGGCGGGCGAGGAGGTTCTCGCGGGAGCGGTCGTGCTCGGCCTGCCCGCCGTCCCATCCCGCCTCGATGTACCAGTCCTTCCCGCCGCCCTTCGCCGCGCGGGCGTGCTCACCGGCCGTGGCGTCGAGATCGCCGTGCGGCGCCTTCGACCACAAGTCGGCGCCGATCCCGAACCGCATCGCGGCGTTCCGGATCGCGTCGCCGATGAGTTCCTTCTCGGGGTCCGACTTGCCTTTCTCGACGGTGCCGATACCGGGCCGGGTCACGCCGAGGATCGTGAGCTTGATGTAGAGCCGCCTCGGGTAGCCGTTGTCGTCTCGGGCGACGACGTCCTCGCCCCACGACGCGGCGAACTCGGGCCACGGCCACCATTCCCACATCGGGTCGATCTCGGCGATGAGGCGGGTCGTGTCGGCGTGCCCGAGGTAGTCGAGCATCGTGTTCCCCTTCGGGAGCTTCGACACGAGACTCGGGTCGGTCGGCCGCCAGAGCGAGCGGAGGAGGAGGTCGCGGATCTGTTCCTGCTCGCCGCCGTTCTCGGCGAGGTCGGCGGCGAGGCGGAGAGCGACGTCGCCGAGCGGCATCACTGGCGGTCGGGCGGGCGCGGCGGACTCGGATGTTTCGGTGGGTTCGGTCATGTCGGCTCCTTGGGAGAGGGTGAGCGGATCTTACGACGAGGGTGCGACAGTGAATGAGCGCTCGGTGTCGCGCTCGACGCGGACGTGCGGCGCGACCTGACCGGAGACGATCAGGACCGTCTCGCCGTCCTTGTCGGTCTCGACGGCGACGGCCCGGAGTTTCGCCGCCTGCACCTTCCGGGCGACGACCTCCTCGATCACGTCGAGGGTCGTGTTCGCGTCGAGCCACTCGATGAGAGCGTCCTCGTCGTCGACGACGAGGCGGCCCTTGCCGGGCGCCGTCGAGCGGAGCACGCCCGACGGGAGCTTGATCGACTTCGGGAGATCCTTCTCGCGGACACCGTCGGCGATCGCCTGCTCGTACTGGTCGCGGTGGTAGCGGACGAGGAGCGCCTCGAAGTGTTCGAGCGTCCGCTGCGGACGACGCTCCGCCTGTTGATGCCACGCGATGATCCGGTGCTGAAGCTCCTCGGCCTCGGCGGCGATCCGGGCGATCTCGGCGCGGGCGGCGACAACGCGGCGCATCGCCCACTCCGCCTTCGCCGTCGAGTCGACGAGGAAGCGGGGGTTCGGTTCGGGCTCGGGAGCTTCGGCGGCGGGCGGCGCGTCGGGCCAGAGCCACGCCTCGTTCTCGTAGTCGGGGAAGAGCGGGTCGGGGGTCATCGGGTGCGGTCCTTTCGTGGGAACGAGACCCGGTCGCGGATCCGCTTCCGGGCTCGTGGGATGCAGACGGGACAGGGTTCGCCGCCGCCGTCTCCGCCGAGGAGAGCGGCGAGCTTGTTCACGCCGACGGCGCGCTCGTTCGAGCACGTGCGGCACCCGCCCGCGGCGAGGTCGGTGAGGAGGTCGTGGACCGACGACGAGTACGCCGACACGATCGCCTCGATCAGGCGGGGGACCTCGGGGAGCGTCACGCGCACCTCGTACGTCAGTCCCCGCTCGTCCTGCGTGGCGCCGGTCGGCTCGTGGGAGAGGTGGATCACGACGGCGGCGCCGTGGAACGGCTCGACCCCGTCGACGTTGTACGTCGCACCGTCGGGGAGCCCGCTCATCGGAGCGCCTCGACGATCGCGTCGACGGCCCGGCGGCAGACGCCGACGACCTTCGAGTCGCGTCCCTCACCGACCTCGTTCACCTCGGCGACCGACCACAAGTAGTCGGCGAGGTCGCTCGCGTCGGAACGGGGGAGCGTGACCGTGTAGCGGCGCCCCTTGCCGACGGCGCGCCACGGGCTCGACTCGACGATCGCCGCGGCGGTCGGGTTGTCGGCGGGCCACCCGCCGTCGATGACCGCGGCCGCCCATGCCGCGCCCGAGATCTCGAACGTCACGGTCGCCGTCACTTCGCCCTCAGCGTCGGGTCGGAGGCGAGGGTGATCTCGTTCAGGCGGACGACGTGCGCCTTCGCCCACGCTTCGGCGACGACGTTCTTCCGGGCCGCTTGTAGGGCGGTGATCGCCTCACGGAGCGCTCGGATCTCGGCGTCGATCTCGTCGAGACGTTCGGCTTCCTGCGGCCGCAGTCGACGGACCGCCGTCTTCAGACCGGCCGCCGTCTTAGCGACGTGCGCCCGGACGCCCTGACCGCCGCGGCCGTCGGCGTAGACGGTGTCGCGAGACGCTACGACGACGTTCTTCCGGTCGACCCCGGCGACGGCGACTTCGGTGAAGCCGCCGATCGACTTCCCGGTCGGGCGGTGAACCGCCTTGTGCTGCACGAACGGCGTCGTCGACTGCACGATCCGGGTCTGCGACAAGGACCGGCCTCGGACGAGGTACTCGGGTTGCTCTGGCATGTTGCCTCCTTGGGAGAGTGGCTACCGCCATTGTAGCAAACGGCCGTAGCCGACTTCGGATGCTCGACGCCTAGCGGCTCGAAGTCGGCCGCGCGTCGATGCTGGTCAGAGCGAAGTTCAGATTCCGCTTGACTCGGTTTCGGACGCGACGAGACCTCACGACCGGCGGGGGTTCGTGAGGTCTCGTGTCGCTCTGCCGGTGCCGACGCTCCCAAGGAGGAACGTCGCCGAACCTGACCTTACGTCGGCGCCCGGCGAGGCGAGTGTACCGCCTAGCGGGCCGCTCCGACGAGACGGCGGCCGACGGTCTTCTCGATGAGGTTCTGCGCGAATGCGATCACGAGGATCAGGACACCGAAGATCAGGTCGCGGTCACCGGACGAGATCACGAGGTCCGGGTTCGGGACGACCTCGGCGAGCCGGATCGCCGCGATCGTGAGCGTCACCTGACCGCCGGTGCGGACGACTGGCGCCGTGACCGTGCCGAGGGTGAGGACCGGATCCTTCCCGGTGTTCGACGGGCCGGTGATGACGGGTTCGGGCATGACCTACACGATAGGACGGATCAGGTCCCCGGAGCGGGCGAGGAGCGCGGCGGCGTCGGCGAACGTCATGTAGAAGTAGCCCGCTTTCCCCCACGAGCCGCCCCATGAGTTCATGTACCACGCCCGGTTCTTCGACGGTTCCCGCTTCGAGCGGATCTCGATCCCGACCCACTCGTACTCGTGCCCGCCCGCGTCGCTCCCGCTCGGGTGGACGCGGCCGTCGGCGTCGGGGTGGAACATGTCGGCGGTCCACCACGTGCCCTGCATGAACGGGCCGCGCTCGATCGAGTCGAGCCCGTGGTCGAAGCCGAACGCCCACTCGTAGCGGGAGATCAGACCGGCTTCGATCATCGCCTCGCACGCCGCCAGTCCCGACGAACCGGTGTCGTCGGGCGGGTACGTGCCGGGGAACGGGTCGAGCGCCGTCGCCCGCCCGTAGAGCGCGATCGCCCGGTCGCCTCGCATCGTCGGCCGCGGCGAGATCCCGCGCCGTACCGGGTTCGTGTTCAGGGTGTGCACCGCGGCGAAGCAGGTACACGCGCCGACCGAGCCCTGATTGAGCTTCTCGCCGAAGCGGCGGTGGCGGACGTCGACGGTCGGCGCCGTCGCGCGCGGTACCGCGAACGCCCGAGATCGGGGGTCGTGGCGGACGTGGCGGCCGAGCGGGTGGGGGAGGTCGTCGGCCCACGGGATCCGTTCGACGTCGCCGTCGCTCACCGGTTGAGCCTCTCGGCGATACACGCGACGATCGTCGCCTCGGTCCCGTTCGTTCGGGTGCAGATCGCGGTGATCTCCTGACGGCGGGTGACCTCGGCGATCTGCGCCGCCGACCGGGCCTCCGCTTCCCGGTCGCGCCGCTCTGCCGTCGTGACCGCCGACCGGTTCAGCGCGACGGCCGCGGCGATCACCGTGACGACGAGGACCGCCACCGCGACGACCACGATCAGGCGCGTCGTCGCCGCCCGCCGGTCCGCGGCGCGCTGCTCGTCCTGCCGCCGCTCTAGTGCATTCACCTTCGCCTCCAACTCTTCGCGGGTCGCGAGCGCTCCGAGCGCGTCCGTCGCCCGCGTGAACTCATCCAACGCGCGACCGATCCGGGCGTGCATGTGCGCGAGAACGCTCGCCTGCCCACCGGCGCGCATCCCGATCTCGGCGAGCGCCCGCGCGACCTGCTTCGGGTCGTCGGGGTCGATGCCCGCCCACACCTCGTCGACGGATGGTGCGACGTACTCGTCTTCGGGCTCGCCGATCACCGCTCGTCGGGGTCCTCTCGTTCGCCGCCCGCGACCACATCTTCGTCGATCGCGACGAGCGTCGCGCGCAACTCGGCGGCCGCCTGCTCCCACCGGGCGAGCGAGGAACGCGTCCGCGAGTCGAGTACCGGATCGTCAACCGTCTTCACATCCCGCCTCCACGGCCACTGTACGGGCATCACGGGCTCCGACGGCGCGCCATGCGATCCATAGCGCGGGTCGCCTCCGCGAGCATCGTCGCGGTGGCTTCGCGGGTCTGGACGTGCGCCTCCCGCTCGGCCTTCAGGTCCGCTCGCGCTTCGAGCAGGTCGGCGCGCTGCTGCTTTAGGAACTGCCAGAGGAGCCACGAGAGAGCGATGATGAGCGCCCCGAGGACGCCCTCCTTCGCGAACCCCTCGATCGGTATCGACTGAGCGAGCCACGGCGCTACTCCCGCGGGAACGAGCACGGCTTACCGACCTGCGCCTCGATCCGCGGGACCCACGCCGGGTTCGTCTGCGCGGCCGCCTTGCACACGTACGGCAGGACCGGATCCTCGGTGCACACGTCGGGGAGCTTCGACGACGACGAGAGCATGAGCGCGACGCACATCGGCGTCCGGTTCTTGTAGCCGCGGACGATGCCGTCCTCCTGCGTCTGGCGGAGATCGCCGAGGCGGCCGAACAGAGCGGCGATTGCGACGGCGCCGCAGACGGCGACGAGGACGACCACGACGCCGGTGTTCCGGACGAACGTCATCGTCGACCGCATGAAGACGAGCGTCTCGACGAGCGACGGCGGCTCGGACTTCGGCGGTGGCGCCGGGTCCTTCACCACGACGCCCGGCCCTCGTAGGTCGCGTCACCGAAGCAGAACACCCCGCCGTCGGCGCCCGCCATGCGGTAACCCGCGCCGGTCGGGGACGCCTCGAACGCGACGACGGGCGCGTTCAGCGCGACACCGCCGAGCCCGCCGAGGTACGGAGCGTCACCGAACGCGAAGACGCCGCCGTCGGCCGCGACGATCCAGTAGCCGCCGCCGCTCGGCGAGATCTCGGCCGCGACGATCGGATGGTTCGGGACGACACCGAGTCCCGGTAGGGACCCGAAGAACATCGCATCGCCGAACGTGTAGACGCCGCCCTTCTCGTCGACCTCGATGTAGCCGTGGCCCGACGGCGTCTCTGCGAGATCGGCGAGCGGCGCGCTCATCGCCGGGTTCGCTGGCGGAGCCCACACGAGGACCGGGCTCGGCGCGCCCTGACGGATCCATTCCTTCACGTCGCCGGGACACTCGGTGAGCTTCCAATGATCATGCGGGTACAGGTCCGAGTTCGCCGGGCGCGGCCCGCCCATGAGGAGAGCGCGGGCGTCGAGGAACGCGACCTTCCCGGCGTCGGTGAGCGGCTCGCCCGCACCGGCCATGTAGACCACGGCGTAGGAGTGGTCGTTCCCGTACGTCGTCCCGTTCGCCGCGGTGCGGACACCGACGCCGCGCCCCTCGAAGACGAAGCCGTGGATGCACGCGCCGAGCGAGTAGGCGAGGTCGCTCCCGCCGCTCGGGACGCCGAGCCCGCCGGGCGACATGTGGTACGCCTGCCACGCCCGCCAGATCGTCGGGCACCGCGAGTGGTCCCACGGGAACCCGCCGAGCGGGCCGCCGCCGTAGTGGCCGGTCACGCCCTCGTCGCCACGCACGGACGTCGACACCGACCGGGGAGCCCGGAGTCCCGCCTGAGCGCGGGTCACGAACGGCGACGTCACGCGTTCGGTCCGAGCGCTGCACGCTCCGCGAAGTCGATCGACTCGAACGCGATCACGAGATCGAGCGGCACGTCGTGGTCGGCGTCGTCTGCGTCGACGGCGCCGTCGTCGACCGGGTCGTCGGGCACGGCTACGGGCCGGGGTGCATGTCGGTCGCGGGTGCGTCGAGAACCTCGGGCACACGGACCGTCGAGCCGCTCTCCGTCTTCAGGAGCGGCGGGGTCGTGGACTCGACGCCGTCGACGTCGGTCGCGGTGACGCGTTCGGCGCGGGCTTCGCGCTCGGCGGGCGTCTCGTTCTTGTGGGTCTCGCTCTTGTCGCTCTCGGGTGCCATGCCGCGAGGGTAGCCCGCGGCTACTGCTCGGCGGGGAACGACGCAGCGACCGAGACCCACCCGGTCCCGGCTCGGGCGCCGGTGCTCTCGCCCTGCAACAGGACGGTGCCGTCGGCGTTGTAGTCGACGCGCATCGCGATGTTCACCTGAGCGATCTGCGTCCGCATGGTGCTCGTGAGCGGCCGGTAGCCGGGGGGGAGCGTGAAGATCGTCGACCCGGTCGCTCCGCCGGTGGCGAGCCCCTCGATGTAGACGAGCCCGTGCACCTTCCGGTACTTCGCCGTCCACGGCGCGCCGTAGTTCGACCACCCGGCCGCCCACGCCGGTTCGTGCCACCCGTCCTCGATGCCCGCTCCGCCCATGATGAGCGGATCGGACCCGGCGAACTCGACGACGACGACCTCGCCGACGATGAACGCGCCGTAGCCGAGCGCCCGGACGCCGGGGAGCGTGACGCCGCTCTGCCCGAGGTTCACGTCGTAGGTGCCCACGGCGTTGACGGCCGAGACCGTCCCCCATCGGCGCAGCACCGGCCGCGGTTCGGTCGTCTCCGGATTCGGCGTGATCTTCGCCGCGAGACGGTCCGCGAGCCGTTCGAGGTCGCTCACGCCGACCGCCGCCCGAGGGTCGCGTAGTCGACGACCGAGGAGAGGACGATCGGCGTCTCGAAGCTGGCGAGGACGACGTTCCGGTCGAGACCGAGCCCGGCGTTCACGACCTGCACGACGTCGCCGCCCTCGTGCGCGGGGTGGGGCGCGGCGGTGAAGCGGAGCCGTTCGGCGCCACCCGCGGATCGTTGCAGGAGCCCGACCGCCGCCGCGTCGCATTGCGCCTGCGTGGTGATGAGCGGCGACGCGAGGAACACCGGGCGGGGACCGAACGCGTTCGGGTAGAGCGGACTCGCCGGGTCGGTGATCTGAGCGACCGAGCGGATCGGAGCGCCGACGCCGGTCCCCTCGCCGGTGACGACCGCGATGTTCGCGGCGCCGTCGGCGGTGAGCCCGCTCGTCGACCCGATGTAGATCGAGTCGGCGCCCGGCTTGTACGACCACACGAGCGGGTCGACGGCCGGGTTCGGGACGGGCCGGATCACCGCGACCCCGGCGGCGTCGAAGAACACTTCGAGCCCGTCTGCGGCGGCGAGGTCGCGGGCGTTGCGCCACGGGTCGCCAGAGTGGGACCCCTCCTGATACACGGTGAGCGGGACCGTCCGGACGCTCGCCGTCGACGAGATCGTGAGCCCCGGATAGCGGGACAGGAGGAGCGACTGAATCGCCGCGACGACGTTCGTTCCCGCCGGGATCACGTAGGGGACGGTGAAACGGTTCTCGGCGATCACGACGGACCGGTCGAGGCACGAGACGCGCACGGCACCGTCGCCGTCGGCTTCGGCGTCGACGATGCGGAGCGTCCCCACGTCGACCCGCTCGAAGCTCCCGTCGGGCCACGAGAACCCGGTCCGCACGACGAGTTCGTTCCCGAACGGAGCGAGCGGGTCCGTCGCCGCGATCGGAGCGAGCGACCCGTCCGGGTCGGCGAGCGTGCACCGCAGCGACCGCCGCGACGACGCCGACGTGTCGACGTGGACCGACGCCGGGCCGACGAGCTTCACGTCCGCGACGATCGTCGTCGCGACCCCCGTCGACAACGACACGCGTTGCACGTCGATGCGGTACGAGACGGTCCCGCCGTAGCGGACCGCCGAGTCGAACTTCGCGGAGCGTGCCCTCACGAGACGGGCGGCTCGGCGACCTCGATCGCCCGGACCGTCGCCGTGCGGATCTGCGCCGCGTTCATGGCCGAGTACGTGTAGCGGACGACGGACCGCTTCCCGAGCTTGACCCACCTCTGCTCGCGGTCGGCGTAGACGCCGGTCGCGTCGCCGTGCGGGAGTTGCAGGAGGAGCGGCTCCGATCGTGCCCGGAGCACCTCGAACGCCTCGAAGGCGGCGTCGGTCGGGAACGAGAACCGGAGCACGTCGAAGTCCTCGCCTTTGACGTCGGCGGAGTGGACGATCGGGAGCGCCCTGCCCTCGGCGTAGAAGATCGAGAGCGGGAGGTCGCTCGTCGACGCGAGGCGGGTCTCGGCGACGTCGACGGTGATGTTCTTCGTCGGGTCGCTCGGGCTCTTCAGGTAGGCGCACGGAGCGTCGACGGGTTGCAGGACGGCGACGGTCCCCGCCGAGAACGCCGACGTGATCGGCGACCCGGTGACGTCGGCCGTCGAGCGCGCCCGGTACGACACCGACCGGCCGCGCGGGACTTCGTAGTCGACGAACGCGACCGCCGTCCCCGCGCCGCCGGTCCCCGCCCCGAACTGCTTCGCCGTGTACCCGCGGACGGTCTGCCACGACGCGCCGCCGTCGACGGAGCGCTGCAACTCGAAGCGGTGCCCGGACCCGCCCGCCGGGATCGAACCCGAGGTGACGGTCCCGCCCATCGTCGAGCCCGCGGCGGCGGCGACGGCGGTCACCGTCGGCGTGCCGGGAGGCGTCACGGCGATCGTGAACGTGTTCGAGTCCCACGTCGACCACTTCGCCGAGTAGCCGCTCGGGGTGACGTCGCCGACCTTCACGTACGCCCGATAGGTCACGCCGTTCACGAGCGGCGACGCGACCACGACCGACGTCGCCGCCGAGAACACGTCGCCCGAGTCCCACGTCGCCGTCGACGTCTCCGGGTCGAAGCCACCGGCGCCGTACTGCGCGGCGCTGAACACCTTCACCCGGTAGCGCTCCTGAGCGTCCGCTTCGGGATCGGCGTACGTCCACGTGACCGTCGGCTGCGTCGTCGTCGTGACCGAGCCGCCCTCGGCGGGCGCGGTGACCACCGCCGTCGGCCGTTCGTTGTAGAGGACGTCGATGTACGCCTCGTGGGCGCGCGTCGTGTAGATCGACGAGTTCGAGTTCAGCGCGGTGAGAATGAAGTGGAGCCCGTCGATATCGGCTTGCGTCCACGGGTTCCCGTCCGGGTTGACGGTGCGGGCCGCGCCCGAGTTCGTGGTGATGACCGCCGAGTTCGGGACGCTCGTGTTCGGCGACACCGTGCCCGACGCGCCGACGCGGTGACTGAGCACCATCGCCGTCGTGAAGAACGCGTCGTTCGCGAGGTAGCGGAGCCGCTGCGTCACGGACCGGATCTGCGAGCCCGCCGGGAAGGCGGTCGTCGCCATGTCGTACTCGTCGAGCGGAATGTCGATGTACGACGCGTCGGAGTTGTCGGAGAGCGCTGCGTGCCCGCTGGCGGCGCCGACGACAGTCCCGAACGTCTGCACCGTCCCGTTCGGTCGGAGAGTCGCGGTTCCCACTACGGCCGCCGGATCTCGGTCACGGAGCCGTCGCCGACCCACCGCTCGTTCAGGACGACCCCGGAGAGCGCCCGCCCGTTCGGCTTGTAGCGGCCCGTCGGCCAGTTGCCGTCCACGACCCACAAGTGGTCGCCGTCGGCGCGCTGAAGGATCCCGACGTGGTCGTAGCGTTGCTCGACGCGGGCCGGGTTGTAGGTCACGAACACGAGATCTCCGGGCCGGTACGGCGCCTCGGCGATCGGGTACTGCTCGGCGAGCCCCTGCGGTTCGCCGGTCGTGTTCGGGTGGATCCCCGCCCGGTTCAGCATCGCCGCCGCGAACTCGTCGCACCAAAACCCGACCGACGCCTGACGGACCGCCGGGTTCGGGTGATCCTCGAACCCGCTCGACGTCATGTACGGCTCCGGGCGCGTCTCGTCGGCGCCTAGCTCACGGGCCGCGAAGAACGCGGCCGCGTCGTTGCGGGTGCACGACGACGCGGCGAACGCTGCGACGCAGACGGCGACGACGGCGAGGCGCCTCACCGGGTCGTGCCCTTCCCGGCGAGGACGCCGTCGAGGACACGTTCGAGCGCCGGGCCGATCTCGTCGCGGGCGACCTGCCGCAACAGGTCCGCCGTCTCGGGCGAAGCGTTCCCCTGAATCACGATGGGGACCGAGACGTTCATGCCGCCAGTCTCGCCGAACCCTGCGGGCACGCGAGGCGAGATCGTCCCCGACACGTCCGGGGTGAACAACTCGGCGCGCTTCTCGCCGACGACGTACTGGCGTCCCGCGTAGACGCGGCCGCCGTACTCGCGCTGGTTCGAGAACTGAGCGATCAGAGCGTTCGGGTCGAAGCCGGGCTGCACGAAGATCCCCGTCGGTAGCTCGGCGATCGCCTTTCGGAACCGCTTCAGGTCGAGGATCGCGGGCTCGACGACGGCGTGAACGTCGGTGACGTACTCCGCCGGGATGTCCTTAATCTTGTCGATGTATTCCTGAATCGGTCCCTTCAGTTGAGGGAACTTCTCCTGAAGATCCGTCAAGCGCTGCACGAGCGCCCGCTTCTGCTCCGACGTCCCCTCGGTCACCTCGCCGCTCTTCACGAGCGCGTCGACCTCGCCCTCCGCCGAAGCGATCACGTCGTTCAGCGCGCCCTGAAGGTTGCGGCCCTTCTCGGTGAGGAGGTTCGTCGACGTCCCGTTGTCGGTGATCGCCTGCGTCAGGTTCGCTATCGCCTCTTGATGCCGGATGCTCGCCTCGGTGATCGACAGGTGCCCGCCGAGCGCGAGGTCGAGCGCCGTCCGGAACGTCTTCAGCTTGTCCTCCGCCGACGCCGTCTTATCGGCGAACGCTTCGGTCGCGGTCGCCGACGCGTCGGTCTTCGACGCGTAGATCGACGTCCCGTCGCTCGCCTTGCGGATCGCTTCCTGCACGTCGTCGAACGAGCCCGTCAGGTCGATCTTGTTCTTCTCGGCGAGGGTCTCGACCTCGCCCGTCGTCAACTTCAGTCGAGCCGCGGCGACGTTGACCGCCTCCGTCGCGCGCCCCTGCGCCTCCTCGAACTCGTCGAGCCGCTTCCGACCCTCGCCGACGGCGTCGGAGTTCTCCTGCATCCGGTTCTTCAGCGGCGTCACGTTCTCGATGAACTGCTGCGTCGCCGCGCCGAGCGGGCCGAGGTCGTGCTCTTGATGCCGGAACTCGGCGCTCTGCTTCTCGAACTCCTTCCGGGTCGCCTCCGCCTCGGTGCGGAGCGACTTCAGCGACGACACGTCGGGCGTGCCCTTGTTCAGGTCGTCGTACAAGTCCTGCACGTGCTGGCGCGAGTCGATGATCGCCTTCGCGAACGTGGCCGCGCCGAGAGCGAGGACACCGAACGCGCCGACGCCCGTCAGGCTCATCGCTTTGAGCTTCGGCCCGAGCGTCTCGGAGAGCGAGATCACGTTCCCGACGGCACCGGCGACCGGACCGGCGGCGACGGCGATCCCGGCGATCGCGAGTCCCGCCTGCGTCGCGCCGGGACCCATGTTCGACAGAGCCGAGACGCCCTTCTCCGCGACGTTCAGAATCCCCGTGAACGCCGGGAGGAGGTTCGCTCCGATCTTCGCTGCGGTGTCCTCTAGCTCGGCGCGGAGGATCCGCTGCTTGTTCGCGGCGCCGTCGGACGTGTTCACGAAGTCGCCCTGCACGTTGCTCGCCTGCTCGGTGATGAGCGCGAGCGTCGCCTGCGCCTTCGCCGTGTTCGTCAACTCGGCGCCCTGCTCGATGAGCCCGAGAGCGACCGCCTTCGCCGTCACCGACGCAGCGTCGAGGACGATGTTAAAGCGGCGGGCCGGTTCGGTCTCGCCCCGGATCGCGGCGCCGAGCGCCTCTACCGCCTCGGCCGGTTCGGCGTTGTACGCCGAACCGAGATCGGCGCCGATCTTCACGAGGTCGATCGACGCCGCCGCCGCCTCGGTGCGGGTCAGTCCGAGCGCGGTGAGCAAGCCGCCGACGTTCGTGGTCAGGTCACGGAACGAGCGCTGCGACGTCCCGACCGACGTCGCCGCATGCTTCGCGAAGTCGTCGATCTCCTTCCGGGCCTCACCGAAGATCAGTCCCGTCGCGTTCGTCGCCTCGCCGAGATCCGACGCCGCCTTCGTCGCGAGCCCGAGCCCGGCGACGATCGGGAGCGAGATCGCGACCGTCGCCTTCTTCCCGAAGTCCTGCAAGCCGTCCGCCGAGTCGGTGAGCTTCTTAGCGAACGCCTTCCCGACCTTCCCACCCGCGTCGGCGCCGTCCTTCTCGGACCGCTTCAGATTCGAGTCGACCTTGTCCGTGAACGCCTTCCCGGCCGAGTCGCCCGCCTTCGAGAACGCCGACGTCGTCTGACCCTCGACGTCCGAGAGGAACTTGTCGGTGAGCGGCTTGATCTCGACGAACGCCTCGCCGATCACCTCGCCGCCGCCCGCGAAGCTCACCGCCTACACCTCCTCGTCGGGATCGAAGCCACCGGCGAGCATGAGCATCCGTGCCTCCTCGGACGCGGCGAGCCGCGCGTCTTCCATCCCGTCGGGGACGACGAGATCGGCGACGTCGTCGACGTCACCGGCGAGCCACCGTTCGTACTGCGCGATCTGCACGGAATCGAGACCTCTCGTTAGCTCGGCGAAAGCGAAGCCGAGGACTCGCCGGATGGGGAGATCGAGGAGACGTCCGGTCCCGTCGGGGTCGTATCGGGCTTCGAGGAGTCCCCATCGCTCGGCCGCCCACCATCCGAGGAGGTGAGCGGCTTCGTAGGGCGGGCCGCGTACTCCGCCATGAGCCAGTCGACGACGTCCTTCACGTCGGCGACGTCGATCGGGTCGATCTTCCTCTCGATCACCTTCTCGAAGATCTCGTACTCCTCGTCGGGCAGGACGTCGCCCATGAAGTCGCGGTAGCGGACGACGGTCACGCCGCCGACGACGATCGAGAGGTACTTCCCGGCCGGGTAGTAGGCGATCGGGTGGAACTCCTCGCCGCCGAGACGGAAGTCGAGCGGCGCCTCCTTCTCGCCGCGTTCTCTGCGTGCCGCATCGAAATCCTTCATGGGTCCTCCTTGGGATCAGGCGGCCGCCCGGAGCGCGTCCCGCAGGAACGGGTGCGGCCGGGTGCCGGGATGGTGAACGACTCGGGCGAAGACGGTACGGCCGCCCATCGGGAACACGAGCACCCGACCGCGGCGCGGGCGGATCACGTGCGGGCGTGAACCCTCGTGGACGGGCCGGGCGTACGCGACGTTCGTCCCGACGCGCGCGACGAGCTTCCCGTTCCCGCCGACACCGATCGTCCACACGATCGAAGCGCGGAGCCGTCCCGTGTCGACGGGCGCGAGTTCCTTCGCCCGGTTCGCTACACGCAACGCCCGCCGGGTGAGATCCTGCGCGACGTGCCCGCCCGTCGCCGTCAGGTACGCGGCGAGCTTCGCCCCGTCGAAGCGGACGTAGGAGCCGTCAGGCACGGCCGCCGCACCCGCACCCGCCGACCTGCGACGGTGCGAGCGGAGCGGCTCCGCCCTTCGGGGTCCCGTTCGAGTCGACCTCGACCACGAACCCCATTGCGAGCGCCCGAGCGACCTCCTCGTTCCCGGCGTCGAGTTCGCCGGTCTGCCCGTAGGTGAGACCGAACACGTTCGCCCGTGCCTGCACTCGCAACTGCGGTCCTCCTCAGAGTTGGATCGACGCACGCAGCGTAGCGGCCGCCATGTCCCCATTCACCGACGGTGACGCCGATGTGATTACCACCGTCGAGCACGACCGGGCGTACTTCCGGGCCGCTTCGACGAGGACCGCCAGATCGGCGAGGACGCTCGTCGACGACGCCTCGATCGTCGCGACCGACGGCGGGTCGCCGTTGTCGCCCATCGCCGCCGCCGTGCACCGCCCGATCTGTGCCTCGACGTCGACACGCCACGACGTCGCCGCGTTCACCGGTCCCGTCAGGTACGGGACGACGTTGAGCACCACGACGTACGTCTGCGAGCAGTCCTGCGGGACAGGAGCCGCCTCTGCGACGAAGCTACGGCCCGTCGCCGGGCGAGCTTGCAGGAGCGCCTCGGCGTCGATCGCCGCGAGGAGACCGGCCGCCGCGCCCTTCACGTTCGGGACGGGCGGCACGGCCGCCTCCTTCGGCTAGTAGGTGCGGGTCTCGTCGCGGTGCGAGAGCGCCTCGCCCGTCGAGCCCTTCGGCTCCGGTGCGGGCGTGCCCTGCTCCTGACCGACGTCGCTCGACGTGTAGCCCTCCTGCACCGTCGGGTCCGGGGTCGTGAGGACTTCCTGACCCTCGGGGATCCGCACCGGCTCGTCCGGGTCGACCGGGCTCGGGTCGGCGCCGCCGGTCCGCGCGACGTCGCTCGGGTCGATCCCGTCGCCGTCGCCGTCGCCGTCGCCGGGGTCCTGCTCTTCGAGGTGCCTCGTGAGGCGCTCGATCAGGGTCGTGCGCGGCTTCGGCGCGCCCTGCTCGGCGACGAGGACGCTCTGCGCGTCGGCGACGCCGTTCTCGACGTCGGCCATGACGTCGTCGACGGTCTTCTCGGTCGGGTCGTACTCGGGCTCTTCGGTCACGGTCGAACTCCTCTGGATATGTCGGGCGAAGCGATCGTAGCCCTCCGCCGCTTCCCGGTCGGGTTGACCGCGGCGAGGAACAGGTCGACGAAGTAGAGCCCGGTGCGGCCGTTGTCGAGGAAGTCCTGCGGGTCGAGGATCGTCATCGTCACGCCCTGCCGGGTGAGGGACTGCACGCGGGCGGGGAGCTTGCAGGAACCCGACCCCGAGACGCTCTTCGCGAGTTCGCACGCCAGTTGTTGAGCGGCGAGGACCCCGGCGTTCGGGACCGGCTTCCCCCACGTGTAGTCGATGTGCACGCCAGAGCACGGCCACCCGGCGTCGAGGCGGCGGAGGTAGCGGCCGTCCTCGACCCGGTACGACGCGGGCGAGAGCGCGGCGCCGTTCACCGTCACCGACGACACGACCGCCGGTCCCGCAAGCTCGATGCGTCCACGGTTCGTCACGCCCTCCTCGTAGTTGCCGGGGAACGCGTGGATCCAGCAGAGGTTCGGGCAGAGCGCGGGCTCGTACACGTCGGAGCGGACGCCGAACTGCTTCCCCGAGAGGAGGAACAGGATCTCGGTGACGGCGGCGACGGTCACCGCCTCGTCGACCTTCGCCGAGTCCATGCCCTCGCAGTTGGCGGGGATCAGCCATGCCGCGGACACCCACGGCGCCATTGTCACCGAGGGTCTACCGGTTGACGGGCGTCGCGGACGGGACCGGGACGGCCGTCGCGTTCGCGGGCTTCGCGTCGCCCGCCTTCCACACGTTCGTCGGGATCGCGTTCCCCATCGGAGGCGGCCCGGCGTGGTCGCCGTCGGCGGTCACCGCTGCGGGCGTCGAGCCCGGCTTCGGGTCGGGGAACGGGCGCCCGGCGTGCGACGCGTCGGCGTCCCACGCGTCCTTCCGTGCCTGCCACGCCGCGACGTCCGCGGCGAGGCGCTGCGCGGCGACGGCGTCCGCGTACTCCTTGTCGAGCGCCTCGTCCGCGAGCCGCTTCTGTCGACGGTCCGCTCGCTCGGCCTGCGCGCCCTGCTTCGCCTCGTAGCACGCTTGGTGAAACGCCTTGTCGGCCGTCGGGTCCTCGACGAACTGACCGGCGGTGAGGTCGATCACCTTCGCCGGGTACGGGCAGTCGCGCCACCCGCACTTCGCACGCCTGCGTCCTTCGAGATCGAGAGCCATGAGTCGAGGTTACCTTTCGGCTAGCGGAGGAGCGCGAGATCGAGGACCGGCGCCCCGACGGGTGCGAGGTGCAGACCGTTCGGGCCGACGTCGCGGTAGTCGGCGGCGAGCGGCCACCGACCGACGAGCGCCCGCTCGACCTCGGCGCCCTGATACTCGGCGAGGATCTCGGCGGCCGTGAGCACGTCGTTCCAGACGGCGAGTCCAGCGATGATCGCCGTCCCGCCGACCGTCGAGCCGTTGCTCGACCCGATCGTTCCGGACGCGGGCACGGTCGCCGTCGGCGCGCCACCGGGGACGACCGGTTGCGTGACGCGGCGCCCGTTCAGGTAGCCGGTGAGCGACACGCCGTCGGCGGCTCGCGTGACGGCGACGTGGGTCGGCACGCGACCTTGCATGGACGCGGCGGGCGCGACCGTCGCCGAACGGAAGGCGCCGTCGTACTGCTCCCACGAGAGCGACCCGTCGCCGGGGATCACGAGTCCCCACTTCTCGTCGGCGCCGTTCCCGAACCGGGCGAGGGTCGGGGAACCGTCGATCCACGTCGCCCACATCGCGACGGTCATGGTCCCGCGGAGTTGCAGAGCCGCGGGCGGCGGCGACCATCGAGCGAACCCTGCGGGCGTGACGGACGTCCTCACGCCGCGCTCCTCGCGAGAGCGGGCCTGGCACCGTTGCGTGCGATGCCATGCAGACCGTCGTCGGCGTCGAGCGCCGTCACCTCGAAGTTGTCCCACCACTGATCGAGCCCCGTCGCGTTCGAGTAGAGCCCGACCCCGCCCGCCAGTTGCACCGCCGCGTCGAAGACCGAGTAGACGGGCGACACGACGCCGTCGACGATCGCCTGCACCGTCGTACCGATCGCCCGGAGCCGCACGTCGCGCGCCGCTCCGTTCGTGTCGGGAATCGGGGTGATCCCCTGCGCGACGTACGATCCGGCGACCCGCTTGTAGACCGTGAACGCGTTCGGCGCCGACAGGTGGACCATCACGTAACTGTCCGCCGCCGCCCCGATCGTCGTCCGGGCGATGAGTCCCGGTCCGCCGGTCCCGATCGTCTGTCGACGAATCAACGCTCGCACCTCGACGTTGCGGTGCGGGAACGGGACGACCGCCTCGTCGTCACCGCCCGGCGCTGCAAGCTGCGCGACGCCGTCGCCGACCCGCCAGAGCCCCGAACCGGGTCCGCCGATAACCCACGTCGCTCCGCCGACCTCCGTCGTGCGGCCGAACAACGGCCCGCCCTGCCCGACGCCGAAGCCGTCGCGGATCGGACCGAACCGGCGGCGCACCGTCCGGTCGAGCGTGTCGCCTTCGAGCGGCCACCACCCCACGAGTCCCGCCTCGTCGCCGCGCAGGTTCGGGCGGAACACGCCTAGCTCGGCGGGAGCGAGCACCCGGCTCCATAGACGGACGTCGCGGACCGTACCGCCGACGTTGTCGGTGAGAGCGGGCCGCGGCGGCGGGTTGCCGTACGCTCCGATCGCCCCCGAGCCCGTCGACGGCACCGACGCCGCACGCGCTCCCGCTGCGGCGGCGATCCCGTCGACGTAGACCGTGACCGTCACCCCGTCGTACGTCATCGCGAGGTGCACCCATCGACCCGCCGGGACCGAGCCCGCCGACGGTCCGGTGTTCCCGAGGTAGCCCTGCACCTGTCCGTTCGTGACGTAGAGCATCCATCCGAGGTTCGCCGCCCACGCTCCGACGATCGGGCCGCCGTAGCCCGAGGTCACGAACCGCGCCCACCCTTCCGCGGTGAATGCTGCGCCGCCGAGCGCCTCGGCCGCGGGGAGAGCGATGTAGTCGTTCACCGCGTCGAAGTGGTAGCCGCGGGAGAGGAGGACCGTCACGCCGCCACCATCCCACCGGAGAGCACGCCGTGTCGCCCCTTACCGCTCGTGTCGAGCGCGATCCGGTTACTCACCGACCCGTCGGTGAGCCACTCGCCCTGAAGGCCGATACGCGGGACGACGTCGCGGACGAGCCCGACGACCTCGTCGGCGGAGAGCGCCCGGTTCCACACGCGCGCCACGCCGTAGCGGGCGTCGGTCGTACTGTCCGTCCCGTTCACGGCGCCGAGACGGAACACGTTCACCGCAGGAGCGGCGCCGACGGTGGCGATCACGTCGACCTGCACGCCGTCCTGATACTGCCGCTGAAACGAAGCGTCACGGGTGGCGACGAACAAGACCGGCCGGTCATACGCGGCGGGCACCGCGCGCGCTGCGCCGAGCCCGAGCCCCGCGGCCGCCGTGCCGTGCCGCACCGCGACGGAGTTCGGCGTGAGACGCCAGAGGAGGAGTTGATGCGTGTTCGCCTCGCCGCCGCCGGAAAGACCGCCGAGGGTGGCGAGGTACTGCGCGTCGGTGATCGTGCGTCCCGCCTGCACCCACAAGGCGACCGTGCTCGCCTCCCCGAACGCGGCGGGGTCGAGCGGAGCCGACAACGACGACGGCACGAGCCGCGACGACGTCGCCGTCGCCCGCGCCCGGAGGCGCACCGGGCGGACGAGGTTCATTTCGACGCCCGGCGGCGACGAGACGATCTCGACCTCGGATCCCGGCGCCCACTCGCCGTTCGTTCCGCCGCGGACGGCGAGACCGTCGATCGCTATCCGCTCGCCTGCCGCGGCGGGCTCGTCGAACGCGACCGTGAGACGCACGTTCACCGCGCCGACACCGACCGGGACGGTCCCGGTGATCGAGAATCGCCGCCACTCCGACGCCGAGAGAGCGAGGTTCGTGACGGCGATCCCGACGCCGACCCCGGCGCCGCCACTGTTCACCCACGTCAGCGTCAGGGACGCGCGCCGGATCGGCGACGAGCCGATCGCGGCGAGGTCGCAGGACGCGGTCACGACCTCGCCCTCGACGACCGGCGGGAACGACGTCGTCGCCGGGTTCCTCACCGACGCCCCGAGCGTCCCGTCGGTCGTGAGCACCATCGCGTTGCGTCCCCTGCGCCCGATCCCCGCCTGCACGCCGATCGTCCCGCCGCTAGCGACCCACCCCGTCGTCGTGCCGTCCTCGAAGTCGTAGCTCACGGGACCCGACGTCCGAGCGAAGCGGTTCGCGGGCCGCATCCCCCGCGGCGCCCGATTCACGACGTCCTGATCGAGTGGGAAGTGAGCGATGCACCCGTCGAGCTTCGTCGGGTCGCCGCCGAGCATCACCCACCGGATCTCGGCCTGCGACAGGACTCGGGAGAACACGACGATGTCGCGCGAGATCTGACCGCCGAGGCTCGCGTTCGGAGCGACGACCGAGAGTCCCGCCGGGATCGTGATCGGCGTAGCGATCCCTCGCGACGTCACCCCGGCTCCGTCTCCGTAGTGCTGCACGAGCGCTGCGTCCATGTCGACTAGCAGAGCGTGATGATGCCACCCGCCCGCGCCCGCGTCGACGGCCGCCGTGAACGTTTGATTCACGGTCGTCGTGTCGATCCGGCTCGTCGCGCCTTGCGTGAAGAGCCCGAAGTTCGACCCGAACACGTGGACCGGGCGGGCCGCGGTGCCGCCGAGGTTCGGGATGAGTGGCTTCGTCCAGTAGAGGAGCGAGAGCTTCCGGAGCGGCTCGTTCGACAGGATGGCCGTGACGTTCGCCGCCGAGTTCGAGGTCCCGGCGTAGCCACGCTCTGCCTTCGGCTGCGCCCACTGAGCGCCGCCCGTCAACGTCCCGTCGAGCATGTTCGCCGTGCGGTCGAGTGCCTTCACGCCGACGCCCTCGTCGAGCGGCAGATCGAGCACGAGCCCGACCGGCGAGATCTCGCGGCCACGGAACCGGCGGAGCACCTCGTCGGCGGAGAGCGCCCGTCCCCATGCTCGATGCCCGGCTACGCGCCCGTTCCACGCGGACGTCGGCGACGTTCCGTACGCGCCGACCTTGTAGGACGCCGCGGCGGGCATGACGGGGACAGAGGCGAGCGTCCCGGCGATCGACGTTCCCGCCTGAGCGCCGTCGAGGTAATAGGCGGCGCTCCCGTCGGCAAAGTGAACGAATGCAACGTGGTGCCACGCACCATCGGCGGGGAGTGTCGGTCCCGTCACCGCCGAGGCATTGACGTAGTAGCGGAGGAGACCGTTCGACACGATCACCATCGCCCCGCCCTGCGCCGAGTTCCACCGGCCGAAGAGCGAAGAGTCCGTGTCGCCGATCGGGTGCCCGGCGAACGTCGCCCACCCCTCTAGCGTGAACTCGCTCGGAAGCGGGACGAGACCGCAATCGACGTAGGGCGCGAGCGCCGCGGCGGGCCGAGTGAACCTGACCCCGGCGCCTGCCTTGGGCGGCACGGGCTACTGCGCCGAGAGGTAGGCGGAGAGACGGAACGCCGTCTGAGCGACCGCGCCGTTCGTGTAACGGAGCCGCATGTAGCGAGTCTTCGCGATGAACGCGAACGTGCGGACCTCGCCGAGAGCGACCTCGACCGGAGCCGACGCCGCCGCCCCCTCATACGTGTCGGTCACACGAGCGCTCGGCGTGTACCACGTCACCGCGTCGTCCGAGACCTGCAAGTCGAGGACGCCCGCCTGATCGGCCGTCACGAGCCCCGTGATCCGCTGCGCCTGGATCGCGTCGATCGTCGGGCCGGTGAACACCGCCGAGATCCCGAGGACCGTCGTCGTCAACGTGACGAGTTGACGGAGGACCGACTGCACGTCGACCGGGATCGCGATCGTCGCGCCGACGATCGTCGCGTTCGTCGTGTCCTCCTCGATATCGGCGACGTCCCGCGCCCCCTCGAAATACGCCTTCACGTCGGCAGTCGCCATGATGCCCTCCTCTCGCTCGCTCGGACCCTACCGTCGATCAGGTCTGGACCGGCGTGGCGACGTAGCCGCACGACGTGGCCGGGAGCGCCGCGGCACGCTTCACCGCGAGGACCCGGTCGCTCGGACCCGTCCAGTCGTTCGTCGGCCCGTTCCCGAAGTTCGCGTTCTGGATCGCGAAGCCGGTCAGGGTCTCGGTCATCGCCGCGTTCGCCCACGTCCGCGACCCGAAGACCCACCCGTACGTCTTCGGGAGCGCCCACCGCCAGTACGGCGACGTCGACGCGAGCGACCCGTTCAGGATCGCCTTCGAGAACACTTCGAGCGACACGCCGTCCTGGTTCGGGATCGTGTTCAGGAGCGGATACCCGAACCCGTCCGAGTTCCCGGTCGTGGTCGAGAGCAGAGCCCCCGCCATGAGTTCGAGAAGCTCGGGGTCGGGGATCGCGAGCCCGAGCGTCAGGTTCAGACGCCGAGTCCGGTCCGGGTCTCGGACGTCGACGACGTTCGACCCGCACGCGTTCTTGACGACGATCTCCTCGCCCGCCTCCGTCTCCCGCTCCGCGACGAGCGTCACCATCTGATCGGTGACGTACATGTTCGTCGCACCGGCGGGCGTGGTGCCGTCGGCGGCGAGCCGGGCGACGCGAAGCGCGCACCCCTGGATCGACGCTGCACAGGTGTTACCGGCCATGTGGTCTCTTCTCCTCTACGGGACGGTCACGGCGACTTCGACACCGGCGACGAGGCAACCGCCCCATGCGATCCCGGCGAAGCGCTCGGCTCGAAACTCGACGATGTTGTTCACCTTGTCGGTGGCTTGCGCGAGACGTTCCGCCTCGTTCGGGTTGTCGGGCGAGATCACGATCGGGCCGCGGTGCACGACGACCGGGTCGGTCGCGTACGCCCACTCCGTCGCGTTCGCCGGGATCGCTCCCGTCGGTGACGTCCCCGCGTAGCCCTGCCCGGCGACGACGAGCGTCCCGAGCGCCGTCCGGAGACGGTTCCCGTCGAGGCGGAGCAACTGGTCGCCCCACCACAACGACACGAGACCGGGCCGGGCGTGGATCATGCCGAGCCCGACGGCGGCGTCGGCGATGCTCTGCTCCAGCGCGGCGAGCGCGAGACCCCGGCCGAGCCCGTACCCGGCGACCGGCGTCGAAGCCGCCGCGAGCCGGTAGTTCGTGGGGATCAGCGTCCCCGTCCAGAACTCGTTCTCGATGCGCCACGCCTCGACGCGGGCCAGAGCCCGACGGGCGCGCGCTTCGTACTCGGCGGCCTGATAGCCGAACGAGCCGCACGTGTCGCGTGCGACCACCGCGAACGGCTCGAACGTGCGGGCCGCGCCCCGGTTGTGGCCGGTACCCATCGCGTTCCCGACGGTCCCGCACGAAGCGGCCCACGCCTCGCCGGTCGTGCACGACTCGGGCGAGAACCCGAACCCGTTGACCCACCGCTCGTCGCCCGCGTCGTGGTCGATGACGTCGGCCGCGACGAGGAGCCCTTGCGCGGGAGGAGCGAGACGCGGTGCCGGTACCACCTCGGGTGCTGCAACCGTCACGTCTCGCTCCTCCTAGCGCTCGAACTCGGGAACTGGTCGATCAGACCGGGCAGACGAGCGCCGCGCCACCGGTGCGGCGGGCGCCGATCTCGCCGGTCGCGCACACCGTCTGCGTGACTTCGAGCGACTCGAACCCGGTGAACGCGATCTTCTCGAACGTCTCGACCATGATCCGGTAATCGTTCCGGGCGTTCAGCGTCGAGTCCCGCACGAGCCCGAAGTCGAGGGTCCCGCCGTCGAGGAACAGGAACGTCCCCGGCGCGAACAGGTACCACACGAGCGTCGACGGGAACGTGAGCGCCGCGCCGACGGACTGCGTGCCGAACACCTGACCGCCGCCCGTCTTCGAGTCGACGTACCACCCGATCCGGAGACCGGCCGTGGCCCGGAAGCGGGCCTCGATCTCGGCGCGGGTGAGCGGCTCGACGCCCGCACGGACCCGGTCGGCGTTGATGAGCCCGACCGTCCACGACGGGTACAACGCGTCGAGGGAGGCGTCCTCGCTCATCCGGTTGCGGCTCCGGTAGCCCTCCGCAAGCTGCGCGGCACGGGCGAACACCTCGGCACCGGCGCCGAGCGCCAGAGCGGCGGTCACGGCGACGGAGTTCGCGGCGATCTGATCGAGGAGCGACGTCTCGGCGCGGCGGGCGTGCGCCGCCATGGAGAGGTCGATCCACGACGAGACCTGCTCCGGGTAGGCGCGGGCCGAGAAGTTCCCGAACTCCAAGCACCGGGAGATCGCGTCGACCGTGTAGGTCTGCGGGTTGCCGCACACGACGTGCAGGCACGGCTTCTGCGCCGCGATCTGCTGCGCGGCGGTGCCGTTCAGCGCGGCGGCGTCCTGCGTGGCGGTGATGTAGCCGACCGTCCCGAGGCGGGTGATCGTGATGCTCACACCCGCTGCCGTCGCCGTCGCGTTCGCCGAGATCACGACGGTCGTCGCGTTCGTGACGGACACGATGTAGGCACCGGCGGGGATGCCCGCACCGGCGATCGTGGCGCCGACGTCGCGGGCGTCGAACGCGGCCGTCGCCGACGTGACCGTCGCCGAAGCGTTCGTCGTCGCACCGTCCGCCACCGTGCGGGCGATCGGGGACACCGAAGCGAGCGTGGGCGGCGGGATCAGGGTGATGCCGCCGCGGTCGGCGCCGAAGCCGGGGAGGAAGTCGCGGATCGGGCGGGCCGAGTCGGCGACGACGAGGATGTCGTAGTACGGCGCCACCGGCGCGCAGAGCCCACCGGCCGCGGTGAGCGAGTCCATTTCGTCGACCGACGCCGAGCGGAGCGCGGCGGTGACCGCCTCGACCCGACCGGTGTTGTCGACCGGGCTCGCGACCGACGTCAGGAACCGGTCGGTCGGGATCGACGCCTCGATCGTGGCGATCCCGACGACCTCGCCGTCGACGCCCTGCGAACGGCCGAGCCGCTCGTGACGCTCGACCATCGCGTTCGCGACCTGCGCCATGTTGAGATCCTGACCCGTCGAGAAGTTCGGCAGGTCCGGAGCGGCGAGGATCCGCAGGTTCGACGGGCGCCGCGGGTCGGGCTGCGACCCGGCGGGCTGGCGGCCCGAGATCGAGGAGAGCGCCGGGCGCTGCGGGATCGCCGGGATCCGGCGGGTGACCGCGGGAGCGGCCGCACCGGCGGTCACCGACTCCTGCTCGGCGGGAGCGCCCTCGGCGCCCTCGGCGGGCTGGGTCTCGCCGCCGTCGGCGCCGTCGCCCTCACCACCCTCGGTGCCCTCGGCACCCTCGGCGGGCTCGGCCGTCGCGTTCGCGGCGTCGACGACCGCCTGCGCCCGCTGGACGATCTCGGCCTGCTCGGACTCGCGCCGCTCGGCGTCGGCGCGGAGCGCGGCGAGGTTCTGTCCTGCGGCTTCGAGAGCGGCCACCTCCTCGGCGGTGCGGACGTTCGGTGCACCGTCGGCGATCGCCGCGACGTACTCGTCGATCAGGCGACCGAGATCCTCGTCGGACAGGTCGGACAGGTTGGCCGGAAGCTCGGGAAACATGGGTCGATTGACTCCTCGTGAGTGGTGAGCATGTGGTGATGCGGCTCGCCGACCTCGGGTCGACCCATGTCCCGGCTCGGCCGGGCGTCTGCGGCACAAGTTACACGCTTCGGATTCGCGCGCAACTCGAACCCTCGATCACGGGTCGAGAGCGCCTCGACCCTCTTCCTCTCCGAGAGCGTTCGCCATGTCGTCGAGGATCGCCGCGGTGAGCGCGTCGGCGGCGAGGCGGTAGGCGCCCGGACCGGACGCCCGACCGCGGAGGAGGACGTGGCTCACCCGCGGCCCCTCGGTGGGTAGCGGTCGAGGACTGCCCTCGCGAAGCACCTCGACCTCCTCCGCGGGAACGTGCTCGGCGGTCACTCGTCGAGCCACACGATCCGAGTCGACCCGTTGTGCCCGTGCACCGCCTCGACGCTCGCGAGTCCGCGCTCGTGGAACACGACCGACGTCGGCCATGCCGACGTCCACCGCAGAGCGACGACGTCATCGTCGACGAAGTGCACGCCCTCGGCCACGATCCCGGCGCCCGAGACGCCCGAGTGGTCGACGTCTCGATGAAGCTCGAACCGGCGGACCGTCACCGCTGGCGGATCATCTGCACGACGGTTACGCCGAGGCGCGCGCCGTCGCCGAGGCGACGATCTGCTCGACGGCGAGCGGGAGGAGCGGGCGGAGCGCCCTCTCGAACACGTCGAGGCGCGCCTGCATCGCGGCGAGGCGGTCGTGCGTCGGGTCCCGTTCGAGGATCCCGGCGGCGACGAGCGCGACCTGACGGTCACGGTTCACCCCGGCGCTCGTGCGCGGCACCGGGAAGCCGGGGACGTTCACGGCGAGCGCCGCGACGAGTTCGAGGTTCCCGCCGATCTTCCGCCAGTCGCCCGAGATCGCCGACGCCCGCAGCACCCGGACCGCTTCCTCCGAGGCGCCGGGCCGGATCGCACCGGCGAGCCACACGCCCCACTCGTCCTCGCCCGCGGCGACGTCGCCGACGGCGGTGCCCGTGTGGTCGTAGTGGGCGGCGGCGTCGCGGGCACCGGCCGACAAGGCGGCGTGCCCGGTGCCGACGGTGATCTGCCCGACGGGGACGGTGTCGCCGTCGTCGGTCGTGATCTCGCCCGTCCGGAAGTAGGCGTACTCGGCCTCGGAGCGCGGCGGGGTGAGGCACACGCCCTCGCGCCCGATGTGGCACGTCCCCCACAACGCGGCGTGCCCGAAGACGCGGCCGTCGTCGGTGACGGTGAGCGGCGTCGGTCCTTCGAGGAGCGGGTCGGCGAACCATGCCCGAGGCGGCCGCTCCGGGCCTCCTGCGGCGACGAGCGCCCTCGACGCGTGGCCGGTGAACCCGAGCGCCGTCGCGGCCTCGCGGCCGTGCTCCTGCGCGGCGGCGATCGCCTGCCCTTCGGGGACGATGACCGCCTGCGGGAACGCCGGGAACGGGCAGACCGTCGCGCCCATGATGTTCCCCTCGGTGACCCGCTCGACGACGCGGTACCCGTCGGGGATCTCCCAAAGGTCTTCGAGCGGGATGTCGCTCTGCGCGCCGTTCTCGTCGACGAGGACGTACTCGACGCCGGTCGCTTCGAGGTCCGCCGAGACCCATCGGAGCATCTGCGACGCGACGAGCCGCGACGCCTCGGCGCCCGCTTCGCCCGCGAGGTCGAACGACCCGGCGCCGATCCACTCGCCGTTCACGAGTTCGAGCGTGTCGATCGCGCCCGCCAGTCGCGCGCCGTCGTGTCCCCACCCGGTCTCGGTGAGGAGCATGAGCGGGAGCGGGAGCGTCCGGAACCCGAGCGAGCCGGGAGCGATCTCTCGGCCGTCGGTCGTGGTCTGCCCTTCGAGGATCACGACCGTCGAGAAGCGGGCCGGAAGCTCGGTCGACGCGGCGGCGTCGGCGCCGTTCGCTTCGAGCGCCGTGACCTGCGACTGCGCCTCGGCTTCGGTGGCGTGGCACCCGGCCGTCTCACCGGTGGCGTCGTCGATGACGGCCCACTCGGTGTCTTGGCAGGTTCCGCCACCTTCGGTGATCGTCCACGTCATCCCGGTGTTCCTCCTCGTCGACCTTCGGACGAGGGTAGCCCGACCCGCCCCTCGGACGCGAAGAGGCGCCCGCCGCTTCCCCGCGACGGGCGCCTCCGTGCTCCCCTTGCCGGGAGATCTAGGCGGTCCCGAGGAACCTCCGCATCGCGGCGCGCTGCGAACGAAGCTCGAACAACTCGGCGCGCTCGGCCTCGGCCTCGCGGGCGACGTTGCGGAGGACCGAGCGGAGATCGACGAGGACGCGCTCGACGTCGGCGAGCGTCTCGATCGTCGAGGTGTTCGTCGTCAGGAGCCCCGAGTAGGGCATGTCGGCGATCAGACGGCGCATGGCCCGGACGTGATCCTCGATGCCGACGAGTCGGTCAGTGGGGGTGGATGCTTCGGTCATGTCGGCTCCTTGGGAGAGGGTACGACGAGAAGTGTAGCCGACTTAGGATCGTGCGGCGTCGTAGTCCTCGGCGTGACCCTCCGCCCACGCCGCCTCGGTGTACCGAATCCCGTTGTCACCCCGGACCGGCTTCCGGTGGTCGCCGCCTTCGAGGAAGATCGCCGCGGGGATCCCGTTCGGGAACGCGGCGCACCGCTCGGCGCCTAGCTCGGCGGTCCGGTCGAGGTGCTCGCATCCGGCGCAGAGGGTAAACATGGTCGTCGTCACGTGGTGCGGCTCCGTTCGGTCTCGATGACTTCCTCGAAGTATTCGCCGATCGCCTTCGCGAGCGGTCGGGGGTTCGGCATCGTGCGGTACTCGGCCCACGCCTCGGCGGCGGTCTCGTCGAGGTTCGTCGCCGCGTACTTCGAGATCCCGTTCCGGATCGCCGCGAAGTATTCGGCGGACCGCGCCTCCGCTCCGATGGTCGCGACGATCCGCTCGGCGAGGTACTCGACGGGCTCGGCTCGGGCGACGCGCGCGGCGATGATCGAGTCGACGTGGTACTTCACGTGGTGCCCGAACTCGTGGACGATCACGCCGCGGGTGTCGTACGTCGACCACCATCCCCGCACGTGCTGAAGCACCGACTCGCGGTTGAGCTTGTCGGCGTCCTCGAACCACGTATTCCGGAGGTACAGGAACCGGTCCTTCGACGCGACACCGATCGCGTCGCGTCGGTACCCGGCGGAGCGAAAGGTTCGGACGTCGGGGATGCGCGCGGCGACCTCGGGCAGGTGCGAGAACTCTTGATCGAGCGCCTCGACTACGAACCGTGCCTGCGTGGCGTTGAGCCCGTCGAGCCCCACGACGCGGCTCCCGGTGCCAACCATGTGCGAGCGGACCTTCGCGCCCTTCGGCGACGGGACGTAGCCCTCGACCTGCGACCAGCGGTCACGGAGCCACGCCGCCGCCTGCGAGTGATTCCGGAACGTCGGCGGCGCCTCGGGAGCGGCGGCGTCGCGGTGACGGGCCGCGGTCGGGTCCTCGGCGGGGGTCTCGTCGGGTGGCGGCGTCTCGTCGGTGGGGACGTCGAGCGGGACGTAGAGGGTCGTGCAACGGCAGTTGACGACCTCCTCCGCCGCTCCGTTCGGGTCGCCCGGATAGCGGAGCGTCGACGAGCCGACCGAGAACTCCTGATCCATCGCGACCGTCTGCCCGTCGGCGGCGACGTGGGTCGGCCGGGTCCGCGAGTCGCGAGTCGCGAGCCACTGCTTCCGCATCGGGACACCGTTCGCGTGCGCGACGTGGGCGGCGTCGTCGGAGGCGCCGTTCGTCGCCGACACGACCTCCGTGCGGGCGATCGTGCGTGCCCGGTACGCCGACGAGTCGAACGCTCCCCGGACGCGACCGGCGAGGTCGTCGACGGACTCGCCGCGCTGCGTGCCCGCCGCGAGTTCACGGCCCACCTTCCGGGCGACGTCGACGCCCATGTCCTCGACTCTGGCGGTGAGGCGCGCGACCTGCCGCTCGAACCCGGCCGACGGGAGCGACGCCCGGTCGAGCCCGACCTTCGAGAAGATCACACCGGCGACCTCCTCGTAGATATCGGTCACGATCGGCGCGACCTCGGCGGCGACGACCTGCCCGAGGAGCGGGTCGACGAGCGGCTCGTCGACCCACCCGGCGGCGGTGAGCCCATGCACGTCGGCCATGACGCGCGCCCGGAGCGCGGCGAGGACCCGCTCGATCGCCTTCGCAATCTTCGCCTCGTAGCGGGCGAGGCGGACCTCGGCGATCAGTCGCTCGCCGAGGAACGCGTCGGCGGGAGCGTCAGGCATCGACCGGGGACTGCACGAGCGCGGCCTCGAAGTCGGCGGCCGTGATCTCGACGAGTCCCGTGAGGCGCCGCGCGGCGAGCGTCTCGACGACCTTCGTCGCCTGCTCGGCGGTGTAGCCCGGCGAGTATCCGGCCTCGGCCGCCCACCGGCGGACCATGCGGGCGAACGGGCCGAACTCGGCCTGACCGAAGACGGCGTCGGGCAGGTAGCGGCGGCACTCCTCGGGACCGAGCGTCATCGCGACGTCGGCGAGGTTGTGGGTCGAGGAGAGCACGCTCCGCACCGTCGGGTTGTTGCCCGCCTTGCTGCGGATCATCGACCCGCACGCCGCGGCGGCCCGCTCGACGGACACCTCGGCGGCGGCGGCGATCCGGTCGAGGAGCGCGGCGGTCGCCGCTGGCGGCGGGCCGGGCGCGACCTCGTTCGCTCCTTGGCCGGGGTCGGCGGGAGGCGCACCGACGGGGACGCCGCCGACACCGACGTCGGTCGGGAGCGGCGCCGCGTCGCGGGCGGCGATCTCGTCGTCGTCGGGAGCGTCGTCCTCCGAGTAGCCGTGGGCGTCGCGCACGACCCGCCCGGCGACGAGCTTCCGATCGAAGAGAGCGATCGCGTCGGCGCCACGGTTCGGGTGGACGAGCAACTCCGACGCGTCGTACCACGCCACGATCTGTCGGACGTCCTGCGCCTTGCGGTTCCCGTCCGCGGCCCGGAGCGCCGGGTGCAGGTACCCGGCGGTGAGCCCGTCGACGATGAGCGTCAGGAGCGGCTCGATGTGGCTCTTGTACGTCGCCTCGTCGATCTGCCACGCCGACCAGTGATTCGCCGCGCCCGACCCGGTGACGATCTCGACGGGCAGGTCGATGCCCTGAGCGAACCGGCGGACCGCTTCCTTCCGAAGCTCGACGCTCGGGTAGGCGTCGAAGTTGCGGGTGAAGTCGATGTGGTGGAACAGATCCTTCACGGTCCCGCCGGGCGGCCGCTCGGCTCGCACCACGAACGGGACGACCGCGGCCGCCGAGCCCCGGTCGGTGATCGGCGTCGTCGTGTGTTCGAGGAGGTCGGCGGTGAACTTGTCGCTCTTGTCGGCGTCCTCGGGAGCGTCGTCGTCGTCGGAGTAGTCGAGCGCGTCGTCGACGATGAGCATCCCCGCGCCCGTCAAACGGGACGTGGTCGTCGCCCTCACGGCGCGGGTGAGGAGCACTAGCTCTTCGAGGACTTCGAGGAGCGGCTTCGTCGCCGCGTCGGCCCGCCTGCTGAAGCGGGGATGCGGCCGCCAGATCCGCACGAACGTCGCCTCGCCCGGAATCTCGTTCTTGTCCTGCGGCTTCGTCGGGTCGACCCGGTACCGCTTCCCGCTCTCCTCGACGAGTTCCTCGACGGACAGGACGTCGAAGTCGGCTTCGCCGTCGGGGTCGTTCACGCCGAGGATCGTCGCCTCACCGGCGACGGTCAGGTTCAGTCCGAGCGCCCGCAGGATCGCCGCCTGCCCGCCCCGCTGCGACCGAAGCTCCTTGACCCGCTCGGCGGCCTCCTGCGCGAGCGGGTGGAACGTCTCGTACTCGCCGGTCGGTTCGTTCGTGGCGGGGTCGATGATCTCGTCGCCGAACGCGGGCGAGATCGACCCGTCGTCGTTCCGGATCGCGACGGTCAGACGGACACGGGACAGGACCGACCCGACGAAGTTCGAGGCGTACCACAACTCGCCGACGAGGTCGTAGTAGCCCCACGCCTGCCGCTGCCAGTCGAGCGCCTTCGCGAGCTTCGCCCGGTCACCGGCGACGGCGTCGAGCTTCTCGGCGGCCGCGATGATCGCGTGCACGCCCGCCTGCCGGATCCGGTGGCGGAGCGTGATCGGCTCCTCGTCGTGCGGGATCTCTCGCTTGTTGCGTCGGGTCAGGACTGCGGTCACGGACCTACCTCGGGTCGGTCATGGCCGCGTCTGCGGCGTTGAGTAGGGACTGCGCCCCGGCGACGGCGAACGCCCGCACGACGGGCCGCAGGAGCCGCACACGCCACGCGGCGAGGACGAGCAGAGTGATCCACCATCCCGCGCAGAACGAGCACGAGACGAGGTCGTCGATCTTCCACGACTGGTATCCCTCGTGGCGGCGGGTCATCGCCCACGCCATGACGTCGCGCCTCGGGCGCGCCGTGAGCTTGTCGGTCGTGACGAGCCTCGTGATCCGGTACGACGCGAGAGCGACGGTGGCGAAGTCCTCGGAGGTCACGACTCGCGAGCGTACGCGACGAGAGCCGCTCCCCGGAGGAAGCGGCTCTCGAAGGTCAACGTCACCCGTGCTCGATGCTACCGAGCGCGCGCCGCCCGCCGCTTCGCCCGCTTCTCGGCGGCCGAAGCGTGGCGCTCGCAGAGCCACCCGATCGAGCCGGGCGTGTCGACCCACACGAGCCCGTCGACCACGCGGCACCGGGTGTCGCCCGGCTCCCACGTGTCGTCGGGATCGTCCGAGCGCGGCTCGGGGTCGGACGCTTCGCACATCGGGTGACGCGGCCAGAGCGGCTCGGTCATCGGATCGCCTTCGAGCGGAGCGTCTTCGGGAGCCGCTTCGCGCACTCGGAGCCGAGCGGGAAGCATCCCTGCGACTCCGGGCCACCCGAGCGGGGATCGCCGACCGGGATGATCTCGCCGGTCGTGGCGTGCTCGACGAGCCACGCGGAGGCGAGCGCCCGCTCGGTCAGCGGACGCTCGCAGAGGAAGCAGACGTCGGCGACGTCGGCCGAGCGGACTTGCCGCTCCTGATTCCGGCGCCGCGTGTCGGCGTCGGCCCGGTACTCGTCGATCATGGTCATGCCTGCGCCTCGACCTTCGTGAAGGCGTCGAACGGGTACATGCAGGTCCGGGCGGGGTCCTTCGCCGTGGTCGCCTTGCAGACCCCGGCGGTACCGCCACGAGCGGCCGAGAGGTGCGTGATCCGGTAGACGGTCGAGCCGTTGCCCTTGCGTACGAGGTCGCCGATCTCGTACGGGAAGACGACCGGCGTGTGCCGGATCGCCTCCCCCTTCACGTCGCAGAAGAGGCGGTCGTCGGCGTCGACGAAGGCGTCGTTCACGGCGCAGAAGGTGATCTCGGCTGAGCAGGTCGAGCAGGTCCGGGTGGCGGTTCCTTGGGAGGTCATGTGCACAACCGTAGCCGACTTCGGAGAGCGGCGTGCAACTTGTGGTCTGACCTGCGGGTTTACCCGTTCGGGGTGCCCACGTTGAGTCGGGATCGTGCGACTTGGGAGCCGCTCGACTTCATGCCGCGGCGGGGGTTCAGGACGAGCAACTCGGCGACGGCGTGGACGAGCGCGTCCATGCGGTCCGGGGACACGCCGCCCGGCTCGTCGGGCACCCACGTCCGTTGCTGGTCTTCGAGTTCGGGGAAGCGGCCGACGTGCCACACGCGGCGTTGCTCGTACTTCCCGAGGACCGGCTCGGCCCGCTCGCTCTTCGAGCCCTTCGCCGGGATCTCGATGATCCGGAACGAGTCGCCGCTCGGGTAGTGGCGGCCACGCTCGACGAACGCTTCGACGGTCCGGATCGTGTGGGCGACCATCTGCCCGCCGTAGTTGTCCTCGACGAGGATCGCCCCGCACCGCCAGTCCGCCGCGGCCATGACCGCCGCCTTCGACCACTCGCCGGGCGTGCCACGCTTCGAGCGGTCGTCAAGGAGGTACGCGTTCGCCTTCGGTTTCGCCGAGTCGGCACCGGCGACGATGATCCCGCACTCGGCGCCCGTGTCCTTGCCGGGCGGGTCGACCGAGCAGATCTTCCGGGCGAACTTCACCCCGGCGGGGACCTCGTGCCCGTCGTCGTCGTAGGCGAGGAGCCCCTTCCACCTCTGCCGTTCGAGGAGCGCGTAGTTCCAGAGCGCCCCCTCGACCTCTTCCAACAGGATGCCGTGAAGTTCCTGCTCGCCGAGGCGGGTCCCCTCGAACATGTCGAAGATCTCCTCGACGAACTCGGAGGCGAGGTTCGCGAGGTTCCGGTACGTCGAGCCCGTCGAGAGGTACTGCCGCGGCCGTCGGCCCTTCGCTATCTGCCGCTCGTTCTCCTTCGCGATCCCGGCGAGGAGCTTCCGGATCGTCGGGGTCACACGAGGCGTGGTCGTGATGACCCTCTGCGGGTTCGTCTTCGCGGCGACGGAGCGGAGCGCGAACGCGAGGTTCGACATCGTCTCCTCGGGGTGGCGGTACTTGCCGAGTTCGTCGACCCACGCGTACGAGCCCTCGAACCCTCGGAGCGCTTCGGGTTCGGCGTCGGAGTAGACGATCCCCTCGGCGCCGTTCGGCCACGTGACCCGCCGCTTCGACGGCTCGTACTTCGGGCGCTCACCCTTCGGGGACACCGCGAGGATCCCCGACGGTCCTTCGATCATCACGTCTCGGGCGTCGGCGGCGGTCGCGGCGACGAGAGCGATCCGGCGGTGCCGGTTCGGTGCCTGCCTCGTCTCCTCCGATCCGGTGCGGGTCTTCCCGGTGCCGCGCCCGGCGACGTACGCCCACAACGACCACGCGTGCGACGGCGCCCTCTGCTCGGGCCGCGCCCAAAAGCCGTGCCAGTCCCACCGGAGGGACTGCAACGCTTCGTCGACCATCCCGCCGAGGATCCGTTCCCGTTCGGCGGGCGTGGCGAGAGCGAGCCGCTCGGCGGGCGCGAGTTGCTCCGGTGGGAGCTTCGCTATGTCGAGGACGGCGGGCACGTTACCGATCGTCGCACGGACACGGGACGGTCTCGGTCCATACGACGTCGGGTCCGCCGACCTGCGGCGTGACGTGCGAGCCGTCGGCGTGCCCGGCGCGTTGTGTGCACCACGCCTTGACCTCGTTCACCGCGGCGCAGTACCCGGCTTCGATGTGGCTTCGATGGGTGCGCCGGTGCGCGTCGACGGTGGCGCCGTCGGTCACCGGAGCACCGTCTCCCACGCTTGCGCGAGGAACTCGGGCGGCATCGAGCCCGCGTTCGTGGCGTGCGAGACGATCGCCTTCCCACACACGACCGTCCACCGCGCCCGCTCCGCCTCTAGCTCGACGAGCGACACGTGACGGCGCGCCGCCATGTCCGCCGCGCGTGGCTGCACGACCGCCGTCGCGAACAGGTTCCGGCGGACCCGCTTCTCGAAGTCGCCGTCGGGATCGCCGAACGCCGGGAGCCCCGACACGGGGTCGATCCGGACCGGCCAGTAGACGCCGTCGACGAGGACCGGGCGGCGCATGTCCCCTTCGGCGAGGCGCTCGGCGAGGAGGCGCTCGGCGGCGCGCTGAGCGGCCTCGTCGAACTCCTCCTTCGAGATCAGGCGGGGTTCGGGCTTGCCGTTCGGGCCGGGCGTCATGGTGCGGACGTCTCCTCGATCGAGCGGAGCGGAGCGGGTTCGGTGGCGTACAACTCGCGGGCGACGACGACGCACGTCGGGCACGAGCGGGGATGGTTGACGTCGAAGACGGTCTCGTCGCCGAGAGCGCCCCGGCGGGCGTCCTTGTCGCAGAGGGTGTTCCCGCGGCCCATGCGGGCACCGGCGGGCGGGAAGGCGTGACGGACCGGGCCGCCGGGGTGCGTGGTCGGCCGGTTCACGAGAGCGAGTCCGAGCTTCACGGCCGCGCCTCCTCGATCCGGACCATGTTCCCCGAGAGCGGCCGCACGGCGAGTTGTCCGTGCACCGTGCGGATCTCGACCGACTCGCGGTCGTCGGAGATCCGGGCGTCGATCTCGACCGCCTGACGACCATCCCGACTACGGACGCCGAGGAGGAACCGGATCCCGGCGCCCTGCCCGAGCGGCTTGCAGTCGTCGAGCCCGATCGCCGGGCCGATCGCTGCGAACGTGTCCGAGTCCTCGGGTCCAGCGTTCGTCTTCGCCTTCCAATACTCGACGCTCTTCGTGAGCGTGTCGATCCTCTGCTGCGCCCACTTCGGGAGCTTCTCGACGTCGCCGCTCACGAGTCGCTCCGGAGGACGGACTCGGCGGCGTCCGCGACGCCGATGAGGTTCGAGTAGCCCTTCGCCTCGGCGGCCATGCTCGGCGGCACGGCGTCGAGCCCGGTCGCCGACATGACCTTGTCGTAGATCTCGATCGCCCACCGGACGTCGCCCTCGGCGGTGTGCTTCGTCGACTCGTCGATCGAGATCCCGAGCGCCTGCGTCAACGCCGAGGAGTCCCACGGCGGCGCGCTCACCTGTCGGGCACGGTCGACGGTCGCGCCGAACCGGGCGACGTCACCGGCGACGGCGACACCGCGGGCGATGCCGCGGAGGTAGCCGATCGCGAGCGCTTCGACGTCGACGAGGTGGTAGTGCCACCCCGGACACGCCCCGTGCTTCGTGAGGAGGCGCTTCAGGAAGGCGTCGTCGAAGCTCGGGACCGCGGCGACGAGGTGGGCGCCGTGCGTGAGGCGGGCGAACTCGGCGGCGAAGGCTTCGAGGGTCGACGCGTCCGAGTCCACGTAGACGACGCCCTTCGTCGACGGCGCCGTCGGCTTCGTCCACCGCTCGTAATAGCGGCCGATCGTGAGCGCCACCGGGTCCGCCTTGCCGAGGTCGACGGGCAGGAACCACCGCTTCTCGAACGGCGTCCGCGGCGTGCCGTCCTCGCGGAACTCTCGGAGGTGTAGGAACACCTCCCACACCTCGTGACGGTTCGGGTCGAGACCGGTCGTCTCGGTGTCCACGAACGCCAGTGGCGCACGCGGTCGGGGTTCGGTCATGGGTCCTCCTTGGGAAGGTGAGGACCCGATCGTAGCCGACTACGGGTTGCGGCGAGGGACCGGCGGGCCGACCCACCCGAGGAGCAGGTGCGCGGCGAGGAACGCGACGGCGACGAGGAGCCACCCGACGGCCGAGATCCCGAACACGTTGTGCGCCTCGACGACCTCTTCGGCGAGGAAGCCGAGGACGGCGGCGATCAGAGCGACGAGAGCGAGCATGGCCCGAGCGTACCCATCCACAAGCGGGGGACAACATGGGGACGAACGACGGTCACTCTGGCCGGATCGGGACTCGGATCACGTCCCACGGTGTGCGGGCACGGTCGATGATCCACGCTTGGGTCTCGGGGACCGTCACGTGGCGGGTGACGACGACACCGCCGATCGAGCGGAGGAGCGGCTCGACGGCCGGGTGCATCCGGACCGCGACGTCGGTCGTGTGGCGCTTCTGGCGGAGCTTCGCGATCCCGGCGTACAGATAGGCGCACCGGTGGGCGATCCTCTTCAGGTCGTCCTCGGTCGGGTCGGTCAGAGCCACCGCTCCCCGTCCCACACGGCGACACCGAGCCGGTAGCGGCGCATCACGCACGACTCGCCGCAGTCGCCGACGGGGAGGCGGCCGATCGAGTCGCGGCGGGCGGCGTGGCCGGGACAGTCGTGCTTCCGTGGCGCGTCGCCGACCGCCTCGAAGCGGATCGCCGCGCGCTGCGCCTGCTTCGCTTCGGTCGGCGTCTGTCGGCGGCGGCCGTACCCGGTGAACGGGCCGAGCGCGGTCACCGGTCGGACACCTCGAACGCCCGCTCGACGACGGGCTCGGGTGCGCCGTCGACGAAGATCCCGGTCGCCTCGAAGTAGACGTGAGCGTCCGGGTAGCCCGCCTCTGCGATCGCGGCGTCGATCCGTTCGAGGTACTTCACGAGGTCGACGGGCGTGTCGTCGTCGAGGTCTACCACCCGGTCCGCCTCGGTCCCTGCCACCCGGCGATCGTCGCGTGCTCGACGGCGTCACGGGCGACGGCCGCGGCGAGGGTGGCGAACTCCCGACCCGACACGCGGTGGGCTCGCGCGCCGAGTTCCTGCTCGGCGACGGCGACGGCTCGGTGCACCTCGGCATGGAAGGCGGCGTCGTGGTGGTAGCGCCACACGGCTCGATCGGCGGCGGGCGTCATGCGATCCGCGCTCGGTCTCGGAGCGCCCGGATCGTGGCCGAGAACTGCGCCTGCCGGTACTCGTTCCACCCGCAGATCTCGGCGTCCCACGGACCGTCGCCGGTGTTATCGGCGTGGTGGCGGGCGCACGTGTAGACGGCGATCGACTCGCCCCGCCCGTTCGTGTAGATCGCTCGGTGGTCGGCCGGGGTGAAGCACGCCGACCGTTCGCACTCGAACCCGAGCGTCGGGCGGCCGTGCTCGGGCGCGTGGAAGATCGAGACGTGCTCGGCGACGACCATCGCGAGCGGGAGCGCCCGCGGGTAACCGATCGGCCCGCACGTCGAGCACTCGTGCGAGTCCCACTCGACGTCGAGGTAGGGGACGGCGCCGAGGTGGTCGCGCCAGTGGACCGGGCGGAGGACGTTCACGGGTGGCGCTCGACGACGGTCTCCTGCCGGGCGCGCTCGGTCTCCTCGGACGGTCTCTGCGTCTCGCCCTCATCGGCGCCCGGTTCGGCGAACCCGACGAGGATCGAGGTCCCCTGCGGGTTCACGATCCGCCAGAGCGGGCGGCCGACGGGCACGCCCTCGCCGGTCAGGTACGCGTCGGAGATCTCGTCGCGGTCGACGCCTTCGAGGAAGAGGTCGAACGAGTTCACGCACGGCGAGCAGAGGTGCACGATCCGGATCACCTCCTCGCCGTCGACTTCCGTGATCGCCCACCCCTCGGGCCGGTTGCTCGACGTCGTCACGGCGACGTCGCGGCACCGGTCGCACTTCCACTCCATGACCTGACGGGCGGTCACACGATCACCCGGACGGCGGCGAGGACGTCGTTCGCCTGCATCGAGAGACCCTCCTCGATCCTCGACCCGATCGTGGCGCCGCCGACACGGGCGAGCACCTCCTCGCACTCTCGGAGGAGAGCGAGGACCGTCGACTCGATCGAGTAGCCCCGCTCCGTCGAGATCTCGACGCGGGTCCCGTCGTCCTCGACGAACGCTGCGAACTTGCGGGCGGTGCCGAGCACGGTCTCGGCGTCAGGCGACTGGCCGGTGTGCAGGTCGAGCGCCATGCTCAGAGCCGCGACCCGAGGGTTCGGCGCCGAGATCTCGCCGACGAGTTCGGTCATCGGCTCGACCGGGTCGCCGGGATGCAGGAGCCCCGAGCACGAGAAGCAGAGATAGCTCGTCTCGGTCGGCTCGAAGACGTGCGGCGGGATCCACCCGACCTGACACCTCGGCTCGGAGACCTTGATCTCGGCACGGCAACGGACGCAGCGGGGGTTCATTGGTTCTCCTTGGGAGTGGTCGGGCAGGTTGCGGCGGGCGTGGCGGGCGCGCTGGACGGCACCACGGATCTCGTCCTCGACGTGGTCGGCGCAGGCGTAGACGTCGACCCGGTCGACGAAGTCGTGGAAGCGGAGCAGGTCGGCCGACGGCGCGGGCCGGTTGCAGACGACGCACGTCGTCCAGTCGACGCCGTCGAGGACGGTCATCGGCTCGGGCGCTTCGGGATGGGGGTGACGTCCCGGCGGGCGAGCGAGGAGCGCGGACTGCCGGTATCGGGCGGGTGCACCTTCGCCAGATCGGCGACGGCCGCGGCCAGTCGGAGCGGGTCCGGTCGACCTATGGCGAGGCTCGCACGGACGAGCGACCGGAGGTGAGCCGAGCGGGACACCGCGCCCCGGCCACGGTCGAGCGCCTCGACCTCGGCGGGAGCGAGACGGACGATCACCGGCACGAGCTTGTCGGGATCTCGGGGACGAGCCATGCGACACCGTACCGCGAGTCGCGACTCGCGACTCGCTATTCGTCCTCGACGTCGTCCTCGCCGTGGATCCGCTTCGCCATGCCGTCGAGCGCGTCGAGGAGCGACTTGCGGGCCGAGACCGTCACGTTCACGTCGATGCCGCCCTCGGGCGTCGAGATCTCCGAGCGGACCTTCGGCGGCGCCCACTTGTCGGGCTGGCGGCGGGCGAGGACTTCGAGTCCGAGGCGCACGTCGGGACCGTCGCCACGCTCGATCGCTTCCCTCGCCTTCGTGAGTACGAGGCGTTCGAGTTCGCCTTCGGCTTCGTGGATCGCGGCGCGAAAGTCGCGGTACGCGCGGGGTGCGCCGTCTTCGCCACCCTTCGCGATCCAGCGGTGGACGGTGCCGTCGTCGACGCCTGCTAGCTGCGCCGCGGTGCTCAGGTATCCGCCGTTCTTGACGTGGTCGACGATGACCTCGCGGATCTGCGGGGTGAGTTTCGAGGGTCGTCCCATGGCTCGGTCATGGTACCGAGTCGGCTTAGGGGAGCGCGACGAGCCCGGCGTGACGGTCGCCGAGGAGGTCGCAGACGGGACGCGCGACGGCGTGGTGCGAGTGGACGATGCCGCCGTCGTCGACGAGAGCGCCGATGGGTAGCCGCTTGTCGGGGACGTCGACGCCGCAGCGGTCGCAGCGGTGCCCGGCGCCTACGACGTGGGTCCTCGGGAGCTTCGAGCGGGGTCCGATGCCGGGCGAGCGTAGCGGCGGGTTGTATCCGGAGGCGTGCCTCCTTGTATGCCGGTCGTCGACCGATTCCCCGCGGGATTCGTGTTTACAGGTTCGAGACGATCACCCGGTGAAGCAGTCGCACTCGTCCGGGTAGTCGCCGCACCCTCCGCAGACGTCGTGTCCGCCGTAGCCCTCGGCGTCCTCGGCCGTGACCTCGCCGCAGTAGCAGGCGACGACGATGTACGGGCACCGGGACGGCCCGCCCTCCTGCTGACAGGTGCGGTCCACGTCAGAAGAGCGGGCGCTGCGCGAGGCGGCGCCGGGCCTCGTCGTCCTCGATCGCCTGAAGCTCTCGGGCGTGGCGCTCGACGAGGATCTTCTTCGCCTCCTTGCGGACGTAGTCGCGCTCCCACCTCGGGAGGCGCGCGATCGGCCGTTGAGCGAGAGCGTCGAGGACGTCGTCGCCTTCAGGCACGGCCGCACTCGGAGCATCGGGCGCGCTTCGGGTCGGGCGG